GTGGGAATTTTTTTTTTGGGTTGCGCGGTGATCGCCGATGACGACGTCGAGCTCGGCGCCGAAGCGGCCGGCGGCGCGGACAGCGAAACGGACGAAAAACGGGTCAAGTAGCGAGAATCCGGCGTCTGATCAGGGCAAACAACCTGCACGTAAACGGACGCAATCGGCGCCGAATGCGGCGAAACCGGTCCGTAAGGGGCGCCGGCTGATGGCCGGCGAGCGGTTACGGCGCGAATTGTCCTGGGACAAGATGGATCCGGCCGCGTCGCTGCTGCTGACCCAGGCCGGCCGGATCGCGGATCGGCTGGAAGTGCTCGATCGGATGCATTCGGGCGACCCGGGTGTTTGGCTCGCGGTGAAGATCGCCGGCGAGGTCGCCGAAGTGCGCGTCACGGCGACGATCCGCGAGGAAGCTCAGCAGTCCGAAGTTCTGCGGAAGCTCATCATGGACATCCAACGGATGCGGCCGGCAGGAAGTGGTGATGACGGAGCGAAGAGGGAAAACGCCGTCGCGCGAATCGTTGCCGAGATCTACGGCAAGCGCGGCTGACGTGAACGAGATCGAGATCAGCACACATCCCGACACTTTCGCGATGACACGGTTCGGCCAGATCGGTTCGCCGCCGGCGTTCGGTAGCGGTCTGCTGCTGACCACCGTGAACCCGATCATCCTTGTGAGGGCGGAAGACGTCGGCGCCTCGCTGCGGCCGAGCGGCGACGATACCTACGGCGGCGTCGTGGCGACTGTCACGCCGGACGGGATGTTTCGGATCGATTCGGCGTCTGGCTCGTGGGTCTGGGAACTCTTTCCGGCGCGGTTCGATGACGACAGCGATCCGTACGGGCCCGCGTGCTACGTGGCAGTTTGGCGCGACTGATGTGCGCGCAACCGATCACGACGGCGCCGGCGCGCGGATCCGCCGAGCTGCCGGCTGAGTTCCTGCCGAAGCCGTGGCCGAAGTTCGTCGGCGACTGGCCACGGCTCACCGGCCGGCAAGAGCCGGAATTCTGGTCGGCGTTCGACGGCGACGAGACAGACGGCGACGTCGCGGCGGCGCTCGGCGCGGAATTCGGGGCCCGGCCGATGCCGTGGCAGTGGTGGTCGCTGCGGAAGATCTGCTCGCGGCTGCCGGCCAACGAAGACGGCTTCCGGCTCTGGACTCATCCCGACGTCTGTCTGATCTGTCCGCGTCAGAACGGGAAGACGGAGATCGTTCTTCTCCGGATCCTGTTCGGGTTGTTCGTGCTCGGCGAGAACATCATCTACTCGGCGCAGCGGTGGAAGACAGCCGAGGACGTCTACGACAGGCTGATCGCGATCATCGAGAGCTCGCCGGATCTCATCGCGCAGCTCGCGCCCCGCGTCGGGCTGCCGCGCGGATACTCGAAAGACAAGGATCGCGGCGACGTCGAGCTCGCGAACGGCGGAAAGATCCGGATCGGGCTCCGCAGCGCCGATATGGGCGTCGGTTTGACGAAGCTCGATCTGGTCATCTTCGACGAGGCTTACAAGCTCACTGCCGCACAGAAAACCGGTCTCACCGGTGCGCAGATCGCGTCATCGAACCCGCAGACGATCTATCTGTCGACGCCGCCGGTCTACACCGATCCGAAGTATCAACACTGTCACGTGCTGGCTTCACAGCGCCGGCTCGGCCGCGATCGCTCACCGGAGATGTTCTTCGCCGAATGGATGGCGCCGCGACCGGAGCCGACCGGCGATGAGAACGTCGACGCGCGTGCGCTGGCCGAAGCGCGCGATCGTCCGGACGCGGCGCGGATGGCGAACCCGTCGCACGGCGTGATCCACCGACAGCGCGATATGGATCGCGAACGCCGCAGCGCGAACACACCGGACGAGCTCGCGTTGTTCGACGCGGACTTCCTGGGGTGGGGCATCTATCCGCCGGACGAATCGAATCGCGAACCGGTGTTCCCGCTGTCAGCCTGGGAAGCGATGACCGATCTCACGCCGGAGCTCGTCGGCGAACGCGTCATCGCCGTTCACCGATCACTCGACGGCCGGCGATGGGCGATCGCCGGCGGCTCCCGCACGGCCGGGGGTCGGATTCATCTGGAAATCGGCTATCTGCGGAACGCGAAACTGCCGGACGTCGCGTTGTTCCTCGTGATCCTGATCGAGCTGTGGGATCCGGCCGCGATCATTGTCGACGGTCGCGGCCGGGCGAACGTGCTCGTCGCGCGGATGAAAGATCTCGGTTACGAGCTGATCGAAGCGTCGACGCCGAATATGGCGAAGGCGTGCGGCGGATTCGTGGACGCCGCGCTGGCCGGCGAGCTGTCGCACACCGGACAGCCGATCCTCGAGGAAGCGCTGCGGATTGTTCAGAAGCGCGAGCTTCCGCTGAAGGATTTCGTGTTCAACGACGCCGAATCCGGCGTCCCGCAGTGGACAGCGATCACGCTCGCACACTGGGGTGTCCAGATGTTCGCCGAAGAGACGAGCTCGTCGCCGTCGCCGGCCACTACGCACGACAGCGCGAGCAACTTCGACGAGATCGATCTCCTCGAGGCGGCGTTCTGAAAACGCCGAACGCCGCCGGCGCGTTTGGTCGGCGGCGTTCGATCTGGGGTGTGTCAGCGCATCGCGCGGACGATCTGCTCGAATTGCTCGGCGATCGAGGCGGATTCGAATCGATCGAGCAACGCGCGCTGCCACGGGACGAGCGGTTCGCTGGACCGCTCGCATAGCTCGGCGATGCGCTCCGCGTCGCCGTGGCGCAGATCAAGCGGCAGCGGTAGCGCCGGCGGACGGTACTGCGGCGGCATTTTCACGGCGCCGATCGCTGCGCGAGCCAATCGGCGCGGCTCATCGGCCGCTGATCGGATTCGATCGCGGCGACGTAATAGGCGGTGAAGGCGATTTCGAGCTCGCATTTCTTCGCATGATTCGAGTGAGCGGCGTGACCCTTGCAGACCTTGCCGCACATACACGTGACGTAGTGCTCCGGCTTGACGTTGTAACCCATCGCTCAGTTCTTCCGCGCGTTGTTGAGCTCGCGGATCTTCCATAGCGGCATTTCGCGCCGGCGTTTGCACGCGTTCTGATTCGCGCAGATGTAGACGCCGCGAACGGAATGCGTGAAGCCACGCTCACCTTCGCGTCCGCAGTCTGCGCAGCGTCGCCGCGTCGGGTTGATCTTCACGCGATCACCGCGCCGCGAGATCGGTTCGGGCGCCGCGACCGGGCCGGCTGTCGTTCCATTCGTCGATCGTCGCTGGCAGCCATCCGCGAACGGTCCCGCGCGGCAACGATCCGTCATCGTTCACCGGGCCGACGATGACGTCGGGCGCCGGCAGTTTGTAGCGGCCGAGACTCGACGGCGCGACGCCGATCCGCTCGGCGAGCTGGGCCTGGTTCATGTATCGGGCCGGCAGTTTCCGTCTGGCCATCGTTGTCAACGACCGATCGGGACGTAGCTGACGCCGTAGGTCTCGACGTCGGGGTGATTGTCAAGAAACTCGCTGCCGGTCTCAGGATCGTATTCGTCGATGCCGATACCGGTCTCGTTGCACCAACGGACGAGATCGTCGACGGCGCCGGCAGCGGTCGCGTTGGCCGAGATCCATCCCCCCTGGCCATCGATGAGCTCAAGTTGCGCGATCCACACGTGAGACAGCACGGCGAAGCCGGCATGATCGAGCGCAGTGATCACGCCGGCAGCGGTCGCGGATGTGGTCTGGTCTACGGCTGATTCGAGCGCCGTCTGAACGACGTCGCGCGGATCGAGCTCGGCGGTATCTGTCATGTCGGCGACAATACAGTCCGGACATGTATTTCGGCAACAGTTCGGGAATGTAAAGTCGGCCGGCGTTTCCGGTTGCTTGCCTGGTCCGCTGCGCGGTCGCAGTCGACGGCTGCACAGGTCGCCGACCCTCATGCTGCGGACACGATTCGGGAAGCGACGCCACGCTGGTACCCGATGCCGGGAGCTTCGGCGTAGAGGTCTACCAGGTCGCCGGCGCCGGCCAGCTCGGCGGCGACGTCGAGCGTTTGGGCGTAGGCACGCGGAAGCAGAGTCATGATGGTGGTCGGGCGGATTCGGCGCAGTTGGCGCGCGATCTTGGCCGGCTCGATCGAGTCGGGATCCCCCATCTTGACGTCATAGGGCGCCAGAACGTCGGACGGGTCGACGAGTCCGTGAAGCGCGGACAGGATCAGCACACGGCCGGATTGCTCGGCTGCCAGCCGGCGCGCGGCGCGTAGGACAAGCTGGAAGTGCTGCGACGCGTAGAGCTGGCCGGCCGGCGCCGGCTCGTCGAGCTTCTGCGCGCCGCAGGGTACGACGACGATCGGGCCCGTGGCCGGCAGCTCGACAACCTCGGCGACGCCGGCGTCCAGGTCGACGATCGCGTCGGGGCCGGCCAACACGCGATCATGTGCGGCGACGAGCTGCGCGTGCGTGGCGCCGGCGCCGGCAGCGGCGATAACGGCGTTCGCGAGGGCGCGGGCTTCGGTGAGGGTCCGGTGTTGGCTGTGGCAGCGCAGCGGTTGGCCGGCGACGGCGATCGTGAGGAACCAGGATCCGGCGGTGCGCGCGTTGTGGGCTTGTTCGTTCTGGTGGGCTTCAACACGGAACCCGTCGACGTCGCCGACGTGCTGCGTCAGCCGGCCGTTCGGATGGAGTTCGCAACGGAGAGCGATCGCGGCCGGGCGACGTACGGGTTGACTAGTGGTCACGGTGAGCCTTTCTCGACCTGGCGGATTGATCGCAACTATACAGTTCCGCGATGTATGTGAGCAACAGTTTCGGAATGTAAAGTCGTGCGGCGTTTCGCGTTGTCTGCCTGGACATTCCGGTGATACGTTCGTGTCACAACAGAACAGAGCGCCGGGACACAGGATCTTCGATCTGGGAAACTATGAGATCCCCGTCAGGGGATGTACCGCCGAACACTTTCGAACCCGACAATCCCCGGCGCTCTGGTCTGTTGCTTCAGCCGAGCTCGTCGGCGCTAACTTCGCGAAACAGCCAGACTGACCAACGACGACACTGCCCGACGTCGGAAGGTTGGTTCCGGGATGGCACGCCCGCCGGCGATGACAACAGAAATCGGCTACATCAATCCGAGCCCGAGCGACCCGTCTACGTGGTCCCCCGGATCGGTACCGGATATGTGGTGGTGGGAACTCACCGAGCAAGTCCCGGATCTCCGCTGGCCGCTGTCGCTCGTCGCGTACTCACGGATGCCGCGCGAAGACGCGCGCTGCTGGTCGCTGCTGTCGGCGATCGGTCTCCCGATCCGCCGGACACAATGGCGCATCGATCCGAACGGCGCCGAAGATCGCGTCGTCGCTCACATCGCCGGCGATCTCGGACTGCCGATCCTCGGCGACAACGGCGGCGACAAGCCGAAGCCACGCCGGCGCGACCGGTTCAGCTGGAAAGCGCATCTGCGAGACACGCTGTCATGTCTGCGATATGGACATTCGGTATTCGAGCAGGTCTATCGCTATGACGAGAACGACGGTCTCTTCCATCTGCGGAAGCTGGCGCCGCGTCCGCAGTTCACGATCTCGGCGTTCAACGTCGCGCGCGACGGCGGGCTGATCTCGATCGTCCAAGACGAGCCGATGAACACGAACCGGATCCGCGCCGGCGCGACGTCGACCGTCATCGATGTGTCGCGACTCGTGGTCTACCGCAACGAACCCGAGCCCGGCGTATGGATCGGGACGTCGCTGCTGCGGCCGAGCTACAAACACTGGCTGCTGAAGGATGAGCTCATGCGGATCGAAGCCGCTGCGGCTCGCCGCAACGGTATCGGCGTCCCGGTCGCGACGCTGAACGACACGGATAGCAAGGGCCCGCTCGCCGAGCAGCGCATCGCCGAATATGAGCGGATCGCGTCGCGGTTCCGGGGCGGCATGTCGGCCGGCGCCGCGCTGCCGAACGGCGCGAAGCTCGAAATCCTCGGCGTCCAGGGCAATCTGCCCGATATGCGGCAGGCGATCGAGTACCACGACAAACAGATCGCGTTGGCCGGGCTCGCGCATTTCCTGAATCTGGACAGGGGCGGAAGCTACGCGCTCGCGAGCGTCCAGGCGGATGTGTTCGTCCAATCGGTTCAGTCGATCGCCGAAGACATCGCCGACGTCACGAACGAGCACGTGATCGAAGATCTGCTCGATTCGAACTACAGCATCGATGTCGGCGCGCCGTTGCTGGTCTGCGACGAGATCGGCAGCCGGCAGGACGCGACTGCTGCCGCGCTGAATCTGCTTGTCCAGGCTGGTCTGCTCGATCCCGACGACGCGCTGAAAGCGTTCATCCGGCAACAGCTCGGCGCGCCGGCGGTGGATCCGAACTATCGGCCGGCTGCCGCGCCGGCCGAGCCAGATCCGGCCGGCGGGCCGGCAGACGAGCCCGATGACGCGCCGGCCACGCCGCCGGCATCGAATCGAGCTCGTCAGCACACGAGCCGCAGCCTGGGGAAGATGTCGCTGTCCACCGATCAGGGAGTGTTGTTCTAGATGAGCGTTTACGACCGGATGCCAGAGATTCACCGGCGGTTCGCTGATTCGCTCGCGCTGATGTTCGCCGGCGGCAGCACTTTCGAGCAGCGGCTCGCGCGGATGCTCCATCAGGCGCCGAAAGACGAAGCCAAGCCGTGGTATCGGATCGAGAACAAAGCCAGCAGCGGCGAAGCGAAGACGGCCGAGATCCTGATCTATGACGAGATCGATCCGTGGTTCGGTGTGTCCGCCGGCGACTTCGCGAACGATTTGAACGCGTTGGAAGCCGACGAGATCGTCGTCGGGATCAACAGTCCCGGCGGGATCGTGTTCGACGGGATCGCGATCATGAACGCGCTGAAGCGGCATCCGGCGCGGATCGTCACCCGGATCGACGGGCTCGCCGCGTCGGCCGCGTCGTTTATCGCGATGGCCGGCGACGAGATTCAGACGTCGAAGTATGCCGAGATGATGATTCACGAAGCGCGCGGCGTCGTGATGGGAACGGCCGACGACTTCAAAGAGATGCGGGATCTGCTGATCCGGCATAACGAATCGATCGCTTCGGTCTACGCCGATCGCGCCGGCGGCGACGTCAAAGACTGGCTGAAGCTCATGCATAACGAGACCTGGTTCACGGCTGACGAGATGGTCTCGGCCGGTCTCGCGGATCGCGTCATCGAAGTCGACGACGAGAGTTCAGCAGCAGACGAGGCGGAATCGCTTAAGAATCGATTCGACTTGTCCGTCTTCAATTACGCCGGCCGGCGCTCCGCACCGGCGCCGAAAGTCCGGAATTGCCGGAGCGATCGAACGAAGGGAATCGCGAAGATGCCAACGATCAAGGAACATCTGGCCGACAAGTACGGTCTCGATCCTGAGATGAACGACGACGACTTCGCCGCCGCTGTCGACGCGAAGCTCGCCGAGCTGGCCGAGCCGCCGGCAGACGAGCCGCCGGCCAGCGACGCCGCAGCCGAGCCGACCCTGGCCGCTGCCGCTGCCGTGCTGAAGAAGTCCGGCTTCTCGATGGTCGACTCGGCCACGCTCGAAGAGCTGCGCGCTCAGAGCAAGCAGGGCTCCGAAGCGTTCGCCGCGATCCAGGCGGAAGCAGACGCGCGGATGGTCGAAGACGCGATCCGCGCCGGCAAGATCCGGCCGGCCGACCGCGACAAGTGGACGAAGAACCTCGGCCTCGATCGCGAGACGTTCACGGCAGCGCTCAACAGCCTCGAGGCTGTCTTCCCGGTTCAGGAAGCCGGCCATTCGATGAACCCGGATCCCGGCGCATCGATGAAGGCGCCCGACGACCTCGGATGGTTCGACACTGCACCGACCGAGCCGGCCACCAACTGATCCCCGGATCCTGAAGGAGAACAACGATCATGGCGAATGAGAACGTCGGCGTTTACGAGCCCGGCCGCGACATCTCCGGCCGCGCCAGCGCAGCCGTCACCGGGAAGCGATTCCTGAAGATCTCCGGCAACCGCAACGGCGGCAACATCGCCGTTGCACACGCGGACGCCGGCGGACGTGTCTGCGGCGTCTCCAAGTACGACGCGGCATCCGGCGCGATCGTCGGCGTCGCGCGCGGCAATTCCCGCGTCACTCACGTCACCGCGAGCGGCGCGCTCGCGGCGTTCGACGAAGTCCAGGTCGGTACCAACGGCACGGCGGTCAAGCTCGACGCCGGCGTCGCCGTGGGATACGCGCTGACCGCAGCAACCAACGGCGGCGACGCCGAGATCAGCCTCTACTGAAAGGGCCGGTATCCCAAATGCCTACCTCCCCCGTCGCTTACCCGCTCGGCGCGCCGCAGATCACCGACACGAAGATTTCGGTCGATATGGCGTTCTCGAATCCGGGACGCATCACGAAGCGTCTGTCGGATCTGACGCTTCAGAAGTTCATCGCTCCGGAGCTCTTCGGATCGCCAGGCACCACAACGACATCCGGCGCGATCATCTACGACACGATCACGATCAACGAGCTCTACACGAAGAACGACGTCGAGCAGCGCGGACCTTCCGACGAGTACCCGATCGTTCAGGGTGAGCGCGGCGCGCCGCAGGTCGCACAGTCCGAAGACTGGGGCGGCAAGTTCTGGATGTCGGACGAGGCGATCCGCCGCAACGACCGAATCCAGATGGACCGGCTGACAACCCAGCTCGCGAACACGATCGTTCGCAAGGTCAATCAGCGCACCGTCGCAGTTCTGGACGCGGTGATCGCGAGCCTGGGCGGCGCCGGCGTTGTCCCCGGCCACGATTGGGGATCGGCCGAGCTGACCGGCACGTCCCCTACGCCGATGGCCGAGCGTCCGTTCGCCGACATCATCGCGGCGCAGCTCGCGGCCGACGTCGAAGAGCTCGATTACAACTACAACGTTTGGATCATGAACCCGCAGGAGTATGCGAATCTGCGGATCGTCTACGGGCCCGATCTGAACACGATCCTCGAGGAAGCCGGCATCTCGACGTTCCGGTCGAACCGCGTCACGCCGGGGACCGCATACGCAGCCGTTCGCGGCGGCGTCGGCTTCCTGGGCTACGAACAGATGCTTCAGACCGAGACCTGGCGCGAGCCGGCCACCAAGAAGAACTGGGCGCAGTCGTCCGTTCTGCCGATCATGGGCGTGACCGACCCGTATGCCGTCAAGAAGGTCACCGGTCTCGCCGGCTGACCTGAACTGACCAGAGAACGGAGATCGATCGAATGGCTACTCGCACTGTGAAGGTTGCGACCTGGCAGTATCGCGATAGCAAGGGCCGGCGCCACCGCGCGTACTTCGGCGACGAGATCGAGCTACCGAAGGATGAGATCGAGCGTGGGGATCGGCTCGGCGTTTTCACGCCGGCGCCGGTTCCCGCGAAGGTCTCTTCCGAGCTCGAAAAGGCGCTCGCCGCGATCCGCTCGCGGACCGTGGATCCGGCCGGCGCCGGCGAATCCGATTCGCTGCCAACCAAGCATGACGTTCAGCCCGACGCGCCGGCCGAGGCGGCGCCGGCGGATGACGTCGAGCCGGCCAGCGATGCGAAGCCGGCCGAGCAGCCGGCTGACGTCGAGCCGCCGGCCAGCGCGCCGGCAGACGCGCCGGCGGATGTCCAGAAGCCGGCCGAAGAGCTGAAGCGGCCGGCGAAGGCTGCGGCACACGAGAAGTGGGTCGACTACGTTCATCGCGCGACAGGGCGCCCGGCCGACGAGCTGGCCAAACTGTCGAAGGATGAGCTTCAAGCGATCGAGGTCTGACAATGGGCGGCGTCGTCTCGCCGATCTTGTCGAAGGCTGATTTCGTCAAGATGTTCCGGCCGCTGGTCGGAGCGGAAGACGAGCTCGCCGATCTGCTGCTGATGTCGGCTTCGAACCAGATTCGGCGCCGGTTCTACCGGGCCGGCGTCGATCTGGACGAATCCGATCCCGACATCCGGCTCGTGATCTTCGAAGTCGTCGCGGCAGTGCTGCGGCCGGGAACCTACGCCGGATATTCGAGCATCACGATCACGACGGACGACGCGACCGAATCGCGCGTCTTCGCAAACCCGAGTGCGCTGCTCGACATCTCGGATGCACAGTGGCGCCGGCTCGGCATCGAGGAAGATTCGGTCGCGCCGCGCGGATGCTTCCCGGTAGGCGACTACTGATGTCCGGCTTCCACGTCGGCGCTGATGTCGTCGAGCTGATCTTCCGGGATCCCGTACTCGACGACAACGATCAGCCGGTTCTCGACGACGCCGGCCGGCCAACGTTCACCGATCGCGTTGTCCCGAAGTCCGGCGCGAAGTTCACGATCGACACCGTTACCGAATCGGGGACACTGCCGCCGGTCGCGGTCTACTCGGCCAAGTGTGCGCTTCAGCCCGACGCCGACGCGCTCGCGCTGACGACGAAAGACGCGATCCGACACGACGGCAAGGTATTCGAGATGTCGGCCGACGCGCGCGTGAAGGTGACGCTGATCGATCGGATCCCCCATCATGTCCGCGCGTTCTGCTCGCGTGAAGAGCCGGTCGCCAGCATCGCCGAGCTCGTCACGATCACCGCTCGCAGCGGACAGGATGACGACGGGCGCCGGCTGCCGGACGGGACACCGGTCGACGTGCTCGCGTTCGCTGTCGACGCCGGCAACACGGCCGAACGCTACGGCGCTTCGGGGACCGTCGAGGAAGCCGACTACACCGTCGTCCTGCCGGCAGATACCGCGCTGCGAGACGGCGACTGGCTGACGGTTCGCGGCCGGCGATGCGTGGCTCGGATCCAACGCGAATTCTCACAGCATCCGCAGCGCAATCAGGTAATCGCGCTGGCCAAGTATCGGGGTGGTGGCTGATGGCGCCGAAGCGGGGATTTGTTCTGAACCGGCGCAACATTGGCCGGATCCTGAAGGAAGACGCCGGAATCGGCGCCGCGCTCGACGCGATCGCCGAGCCGGTCGCGGCGTCCGCCGGCGGGACCGTCGACAAGTACGTCACGGACCGTCAAGCTCGCGCCGTCGTCGTGAGCGCCGAAGAGCAAGCAATCAACGGCGCCGCGACGAAGGCGCTCGGCGAGACCGGGCGGACGCTGACGTGACGCGCGTCCAAGGGGATCCGGTCGGCGCGGTGAAGGCGTCAATCGTCGAGCTGCTTGCCGGCCAGGCGCCGGCGCCACGGATTGCCACGCACAAATGGCCGAAGGACTGGTCATTGGCCGATGGCCGGCCGCTGGTGCTCATCGCCGACGACGGCGGACCGTTCGACTTCCCGGTGAAATCCGATCACACGATCCGCATTTCGGTAGGCGCCGATGACGTCGACGTATGCCGCCGGATAGCTCGCAAGTGCTTAGGTCACATCCTCGCTAACCTTCCCGAAGGACTGGAAAAGGTCCGGCCGAACGGGACAGCGCTGACGCAGACGCAGCACACGCAGACCGGGGCGGATGTTGCGTCCGGGACCGTGACAGCGGTGATCAGAACCGAGATCATCGCGTGAGACGACAGGGAGTGAATCATCATGGCGGGTAACCCGAGCAATGTCCGGCTTTTCACCGAGGCAGATGTGTTCGTCTACAAGGGCGCGACGCTGCTCGAAGCGGACATCCCCGAGGACATTTCGGAGCCGTTCGACACGTCCGTAGCCTGGGACGCTGCGGATCAGGCCACGGTGAAGTGGGGCTATCTCGGCATTCTGGTCGGCGCGGACGGCATCGATACCGCGCGCGAGTGGAGCGAGACCGACATCACCGGTTGGGGTTACGGCACGATCCTGGTCGCGTCGAAGGACTTCAAGGCGACTGTGACCGTCAGCGCTCGCGAAGACAACCCGGTGATGCAATCGATCCTGTGGCCGGGCTCGACGGATACGAGCCTGAACATCCCCGATCCGGCTCACCTGTACTTCGGATTCGAGAAGCGCACGGCGAGCGGGTACATCGATCGCCGGATCTCGAAGCGTCCGTCGCGACTGTGGATCCCGAACGAAAAGGACGTCGAAGGCGACTCGACGCCGCGCGAAGTCCAGGCGCGCATCTTCCCGAACTCGGCGCGCGAGCTCTTCCACTGGCAGCACGGCGACGCGGCATAGTCCCGGCCGGCAACGATCCCTCGAGGAGATGAAGCGATGAAGGTCATTCTGACGAAGCCGATCCGGAGCCGGCAGGCCGGCGAAGTGCTCGACGTGGATTCCGGCTCGGCGAAGAACATGGTCGAGAAGCGCAAGGTCGCGCAGTATTTCGACCCGGACAAGCACAAGCAGACAGCCGAGCGCACGGCGCCGCGACGCGGCAACGTGAACACGACTCAGGTTGTCGAAGCGGACGAGCCGGCCGCGCCGAGCTCGGCCAACGTCGACGCCGGCGAGCCCGGCCAGACGGCCGACTAGATGCCGGCCGATCTGATCCCAGCGATCGCGTTCCGGACGCCGCCGAGCGATGGCGGCGTCCGGATCCGTTTCTGGGATCGCGATTTCAATCTCGTCGCAGACAACGCGGCCGGTGACGTGTCCGCCGCGCAGTTCCTCACTGTCGATACCGGCGCCGGCCGGAAGGCTTTCCGGCTCGATCCGATGAGCTCGTCAGCAGACTAAGCGCGGACTGTTTACCGTTCGCTCTGACGTTGATCGGCACGGGCGCAGACGCTGGCGCCCGGAGCGGGGACACGACAGGGAAGCGAAAGTCGGAGCGATGCTGACAGGTGAGCAGTGACGCGGCGCGGCTGGAAGCGCTCGGCGAGCCGGATGTCCGGTTCGTCTGGCGCCGTCATGAGCTGACTGTCCCTCGCGCGCTTGAAGACTGGCCGCTCGATCTCATCCGGGCCGGCCGCTACGTCGACGCCGTTGCCGAGCTGCTGAATGGCCAGACGGCGCCCGTACCGCTCTACCGCGATCTCGTATCGCTGTCGGACGCAATGGCTGCTGCGGTCGGCGTCGAGCGGCTGCCCGAAACGAAGCCGTTGCCGGAGCGCTACTTCGGTGCCTACGTGTTCGGCGCGGTTCCGCAGCTGCTCGACTATCTCGACAACAACGAAGACGACATCGCTTCTGACCTGAAGACGTTCCGCAACGTCGACTATCTCGATCGGTGGCGCGGCGATCTCACGCTCCGGCAGATCTGGGTATATGTCCGCCGGCTACCTCCGACATCGGCGCTGGCGATCGCGCGCAACGGCGGACATGAGCTGTGGACGAAGCAATCCATTCTGACGGCGCAGGTTTGGGAACAGATCGCGCGTCAGCCGTACGTCGGCCGGCCGCTCACCGTGGAGGAAGTCGAGCAGGCGCTCGCGAAGAAACGTGCCAACGAGGCGCGGATGTCGCAGCTCGCCGAGAAAGAGGACTACTACAGCCCGGAAGCGAGCCGAGCGCGGCTCGAGGCTGCCCGGGCCCGCAAGGCTGCGCGCGCGGCCGGCGCCGTTGCGACCGGCGGGATCTCGCCGGCGCCGGCCGGCGAAGATGCTCCGCCGCCGGCAGCAATGTCGGCGATGGATAAGGCGATGGCGGCTCGCCGTCGCGAACTGCAATCACGGAAGGCCGGATAGATGGCTACTGCTCGAAACACGAAGCCTGCCGACAAGAGCGCCGGGAACGGCGTCTCGACAGTCGAATTCCGAGGCGAGAAGTTCAGTTTCCCGACGTCGCGCGCGGAATGGCCGACGCGGGCTCACCAGGCATTTCAGCGGAAGAACAACACGGACGGGATCGAGCTGCTGCTCGGCCCGGCGCAGTGGGACAAGCTGAACGAGGTCGCGCCGACGCTGGCCGATTTCTGGCAGTTCTTCGGCGCGTTCACTGCGGTCGCGAATGCCGACTATGCGCGCGCGAACGGCGACGCCGAGAGCGACGGCTAACCAATGGCTGACCGCACCGGCGCCGGCAAGGATGTCGGCTACTACGCGCTGCCGATCATCCCGTCGATCGAGGGTATCGGGCCCGCGATTGACAAAAAGCTCGGTAAGGCATTCGGCGACATCGGAAAGCAGTCGGCGAAAGCGATCGCCGGCGGTGTTCAGGATGGCGTTGCCGCCGCCGAAGCTGCGGTCAAAAAGTCGTCGGACAACATCGCGAAACTGCGCGACAAGGAAGCCGCCGCAGTCGACAAGCTCGCCGCCGCTGAAGCTCGCATCGAGGAGGTCCGCGAGCGCGGCGGCTCGGCGCTGAAACGGGCCGAAGCGCAACGCAACGCAGCGTTGCGGCAGCAGCAGGCGGCGTTGCGTGAGATCGAAGCTCAGACGCGATCCCTACAGCAGGCGCAGCAATCGTTGAGCGAAGCGCAGGATGAGGCTGCGCGCGGTGGCCGGCGGTCCGGCGAGGGCTTCCTCGCCGGGCTGCGCGGCAGTCTGTCGGGCGCCGCGTCGTCGGGCTCTGACGCGGCGTCGAGCTTCGCCGAAGGCTTCGCGGGCTCGTCGGCGCTGCTGCGGCTCGGCTCGGCCGGCGGACCGATCGGGCTCGCGCTGGCAGCGGCCGGCACCGTGGCCGGCGGTCTGCTCGTGAAGAACGTCATCGCCGGCATCGAGCGTGAGCCGGCGCGGGATCTGATTCAAGCTCGGCTGCGGCTCGATGACGCATCGATGGCCGATCTCGGCCGCGCCGCTGCGAAGGCGTACGTCAACAACTTCGGCGATTCGGTTCAGGACAACTTGCGCGCCGGCCAGCTGGCCATCCAGGGCGGACTCGTCGCGAACGCGTCGGATCCCGAGCTCGCCGGCGTCGTTCAGAAGATCCAAGCGGTTAGCCAGCTGATCGACGCCGACATTAACGAGACGACGAAGTCCGCGTCGATCCTGCTGAAGAACGGTCTGGCCGGCAGCGCCGAGGAAGCGTTCGACATCATCGCTGCCGGTTACCAACTGACCGGCGATCTCGGCGGCGACTGGCTCGATTCGCTCGGCGAATATAGCTCCGGCTGGAAGAACGCCGGGCTGTCAGCGCAACAGGCGCTCGCGCTGATCAAGCAAGGGCAGGATCTCGGCGTCGACGTCACCGACCGCAGCGCCGACGCGCTGCGCGAATTCGGCCGGCGCGTCAGCGAAGAGGGCGACACGATCGTCACAGTTCTCGACAACATCGGCCTCGACGGCGAAGCGATGTTCGAGAAGTTCAAGCAGGGCGGACCGGCCGGCTTCGAAGCGTTCGACGCGGTTTTCGACCGGATCCGCACGATTGAGGATCCCGTTCGCCGCAACCAGGTCGCGATGGCTCTGCTCGGCGACACGGCCGGCGATTTCATCGGCTCATTCACGCAGTGGGATCCGTCCGAAGCGGTGAACAAGTTCGGCAACGTCGAAGGCGCCGCGCAGGACGCGGCGGACACGATGGGCGACAACACGGCCGGCTCGTTCGAGGAAGCGAAACGCTCGATCGATCAGTCGCTCACAGATGTTCAGGACAAGCTCGCCGACGTCTTCGGCGACGACCTGAAGACGGCTGCCGATTGGGTATCCGAGCACACCGACGACATTGCGCAGTTCTTCGCGACGATGGGCGAGGTTGCGGTGGCCGGCGTCGCCGACATCGTCAAGTTCGTCGCCGATAGTTCCCGCGCGCTGGCGCAATTCGTCAACGCGGTCGGCGACACCGAAGGCGCGTTCATCAAAGCCGGCGCGAAGATCTTGGATCTGCTCGGCCAAGACGACGCGGCGCGCGAGTGGTACGACACGGCCGAATCGATGTTCGCGCTCGGCGATGGGCTCTATCGGTTCGCTGACGCGGCCGACGCGCGCGTCCGGGATCTGGACAATCTCGCGGACAGTATCGGCGACGTCGACAGCAACGCGAACGACGCGAAGGATTCGACCGGCGATCTCGCCGACAACATCAAAGATCTGCCGGACCGGAAAGACGTCAAGCTCAACGTCACTGACGGCGCCGGCAATCCGATCGACATCATCAGCGGCTCGCCGCTCTTCCCGACGCTGGCGCCCGGCAGTAACCCGTTCGACACGTCGCAGGGCGCGCCGTCTGCCGGCGGTCCCCCGCCAGGCTTCCCGGCGCCGAATCGGCCTGGCGAAGGTCCGACGCTGAACCTTCCCGGCGTCACCGGGCCCGGCGGGCTCGGCGGTCTGGGTCCCGGTGGCCGGCCGGCGCCCGGCCAAGGGTTGTTCCTGCCGGGCTCTGCCGGCGCGCTGCCGGCAGCCGTCGAGCAGTGGCGCCCGGCGGTCCGGCAAGCGCTCGCGCAGTTCGGGCCGGCGTACGGCATCACGAACTACTCGGCCTGGGAAGACGCGCTACTGCAACAGATCAAGACCGAAAGCAGCGGCAACCCGGGCGCCGACAACCCGAACGACAGCAACGGTCGCGGCGGGGCGCAGCACGTTCGCGGGTTGCTTCAGTTCCTCGATTCGACCTATCTCGCGAACAACATCTCCGGCCGGCCGATCGGCGACCCGCTCGGCCAGATCGCAGCCGCGATCCCGTACGTCGCAAAGAAATACGGGATGAACCCGGACGGCAGCCCGAGGCAGATCGGGCGGGGACAGGGATTCGAGTACGGCGGTCCGGTGTTCGGCGGCACGCGCGGCAAGGACAGTGTTCCCGCGCTGCTGGCCGGCGATGAGCACGTCGTCACGACCGGCGAAGTCGACGCGGCCGGCGGACATGGCACTTGGTACAAGCTGCGCGCGATGGCTCGCGCCGGTCTGCTGCGCGGATTCGAGACCGGCGGCGCCGTGGCGCCCGAACTCGATCAGGTCAAGCAGATCGCGGCGCGGTTCGGTCTCACGCCGACGTCGGGCTTCCGCGCCGGCGACAGCGGGAATCACGGGCGCGGGCTCGCGCTCGATCTGTCGAACGGGACTGGCAACACGCCGCAGATGTTCGCGTTCGCGCAGTATATGGCCGCGAACTTCGGTGGCCAGCTGGCCGAACTGATCTATGACGCGCCGGGATGGGCCGGCAACGTGAAAGACGGCCGAAACGTCGGCGCGTTCGGCGATTTCTACACACTGGGGCAGGCCGGCCGGCATGACAATCACGTTCACGTCGCCGTCCGTGGCGCCGGCCAAACGCAGGCGCTCGGCAATCAATCGCTGAACGGCGTTCTGCCGGCGACCGGTCCGTCGAGCGTTCAGCAGGTCAACGCTTTCGGCAACGGCTTCGAACCTGGCGTCGGAACACCGGGCTACAACGAACTCGGCGAACCCGGCTACTACCAGACGGATCCGCGCTCGATCGCGCAAGCCGAGCGACGCTCGCGTGACGCGCAGCGCAACATCGCCGACGCCGATCAGGCTGTCACCGACGCCGAAGCGCGCCGCGCCGAGCTGGAAAAGGACATCAAAGCGTCGGCCGAAGATCGAGCGAAAGCCGACCGTGACATCGATCGGGCCCGGGAAGCCGCCGCACGCGCGCGTGAAGATGCCGAATGGGCCGAGCAAGACGCCGAGGAAGCTCGACGCGGCCGGTTCACGGCGGCTCGTGAGGCGCGCAAGGAATCGCAGAAGAACGGCGATCTCAGCGGTATCGGCGGCATCTTCGGATCGTTCCTGAAGGAAACGCTCGGCTTCGACGGATCGCTCTTCCCGGATCTCGCCGGGCTGCTGCCGGTTCAGTTGGCCGGCGGTCTGCTGTCGGCGTTCAAAGGGCCGATCCTGGGCGCCGCACAAGGCCAGCTCGGCATCCAACAGCCCGGATGGACACCGGGCGCACCGGTTCAGGTCCCGACGTCGAGCTCCGCGTCCGGGCTGCCGTTCGGGATGGTCCCGTCGCCGTTCGACTTCGCCGGCACGGCTGGACCGGATTCGACACCGTTCGGGGCGCCGGCGTCCGGCTTCGGCGCCGGGCCCGCACCGGGCCCGGTCGATCAATCGCGCAACGTCTCGATCTCTGTGAGCGCGGGCCCGCGCGAAGACGAGATCGCGAACACGGTCCGGCGCGAAGTGGCCAGCGTCGACCGTCTGCAATCACACATGCCGATGGGGTGGGGTGGATGACAACGATTGAAGCGCCAGGCTTTCCGCGTCCGGACTTGCAGCCGTGGTCAAGTCTCCCGCCGGAGATCCGCGACGAAGCGGTGACGCTGAAGTGGATCGGCAGCGACGGCAAGGTTTGGCCGCTGGCCGGCCTCGAGGGCGGCATCGAAGGCGCGTTCATCGCCGGGGACATCGATGGCCTGGTTCACATCCCGTTCGATTCGATTTGGACGAAGCCGGCATACGGTCCCCCGCGCTTTCAACGCGCGATCCGTGGCCGCAAAGAGATCTCGTTCCCGCTCGGCCTGATGTCAGATTCGTCGCTCGGTTGGTATGACACCGGTTCGCGGTTCTGGCGTGGCTGCAAAAAGGATGAGACCGGATTCTTCACCGTCACGACGCGACGCTTCGGTGAGCTCTACATCCCGATGCAACTGCTGTCGGCGAAGTGCATTCTGGCCGACGACCCGGCGCGGCAGCGTTTCTCGATTCACGACATCATCCTGGCTGTCGACGGCGATCCGTGCTGGCACCGGCCAGACGTGCGGCCGGCGCCGTTCGTCCGTCCGGCCGGGCCCAAGGCTGACGGCGTTCTGCGCGCGGTGAATCGCGGCACGGAGCCGGCGTGGCCGATCTACGTCATCTCGGCGCCCGGCAAGGTCTGGCTTCCGGACGGTCCCAACGCGTTCACGACGCCGACCGCCGATTCGGGGATCCTGTCGGACTGGCCGCAGCTCGGCCGGCTCTTCGGGATCCCGTTCATCGATGACATCCTCCAAACGCTGACGCGGAAGCGCACCGATACGAACATGATCGAGGTCCCGGAGCTTCAGCCCGGCGAACACGCGATCATCGATACCGATCCGTCGCACCGGCTCGCGATCACGACGAAGGATCCCGTCGACAATCTGGCGAAGAAATTCATCCGGAATAGCGAGCTGCTGAACTGGATCCTCGGCGAGTACGGCGACAGCGGGATCCCGCTGCTGAAGCGCTTCAAGGGGCAGGGATTCACGATCCCGATTCCGCCGCGCTCGACGGCGACGCTGCCGATCAAACACTCGAATGTCGGCGGGAAAATCTACGTTCAGGTCCCGCAGCGTTACGAGATGGCCGTCGCATGAGCACGGTAACCCTCGATCGGGGGATCGATCCGAAGACGCTCGACGGCGAGCTCACGGATCAGGTCTATATGCAGCTGCTTGAGCGCCGGCATTCGTACCTGAACCGCAAGGTCAAGCAACCACTGATCCGATTGTGGGATAAGGAATTCAACTTCATTTGCCGGCTCGACCCGCATGTCGACCGTTGGATGTGGGAAGAGCTGGCCACCGAAGACGGTACGGCCGAGATCTCATTCTCCGGCAGTCATCTCGACTGGCTGCGCGAGATCATCACGATCGACACGCGCGTCGAGGAAGACCTTCACGTCACGATCGATCCCGACCCGGACAACCCGACCGATTTCCGAAATCGGTGGGGCGGGAAGGTCATGACGATCGAGGACGACGAGACGGCCGGCGAAGCGCCGAAGACGACGCTGAAGTGCATTTCGATGCGCCGGCATCTCAAAGGGATCTACCTCGCCGCGAATCCGATCTTCCCGATGGAGATCCAATTCCCGAAGATGTATCTGTGGGGCGGACCGTGCGCGTTCACGTGCGCGAGCTCGGTGTTCTTCAACCTGTTCCGGCTCTACACGCTCAATGGTTGGTTCCCGCTGCCGCGCAACCCGTTCGCGCCGGAAACGTGGCTACAGAACATCTCGCCGCTGAACTGGCCGGTTCAGGTGATGCCGATCAATCCCGTTCTAGACCAGTCACGTTGGTGCACAATCGGATCCCGCTGGAAAGACGCGCATACCGTTCTGACACCGGTGATGAAGGACGCCGGCGTGATCTGCCGCGCGTATGTGTGGCTACCGGGCGACCCGGCGCCGTACGCCGATTTCTTCGGCGAAAAGCTCGGCGAAGTGCTGAAACCCACACGGGCGTGCACGATCCTGAGTTTCGAAGACAAGTCCGGCGTCACGGGCCCGACCGGCACGGCGCTCGACGGCGGGCTGTCGCTGGCCGCTGCCACGCTCGACGATCTGATCACTGAGACGATCATCCCGCTCGATCGCGACGGCGACGGCGAAGTCGATCCGTTCTTCCGGAAGCTGCTGCTGGTCTCGCCGCAGCAGCCGCCGATCGTTTACCGCGACGTCGGCTTCGGCAACGTCAAACGCAAGCGACGAGTGATCCACAAATCGCAAGCGACCGACATCATCGTCGGCGGTCGCTCGCCGCAGTGGGTCAACATGGCGATCACATTCGCGATTCGCTACGGCCTGGCGCAACTAGAGCAAGTGATTAACTACGGGCTCGGCGCGTACCAGCAATACGGGACGTCTGGGCTCGACAATCTCTACCAAGGCCAGCTAGACGACGTTTTCCTGGCCTTCCAGCGCTACGTCAACCCGATCCGCTCTTCGCTGGCCGGTAGCCACGCGTTTCGCGAATACTTTGCTCAGAGCACGGGGACCGCATACGTCATCAACGCGATCCAAGGGCTCGCGGCCGGCGATCAAGAGATGGCCGCTTACTCGTCGATGAAGTTCGACGTCGGCGACGGTCCCTACCTCTGGGGTGAGGACTACACGCTCGGCGATCGCGTCTCGTCGGAGATTCGCAACGTGCTCTACACCGATCAGATCCTCGCCGCGCGGGCCGAAGGAACACGCGATCTGCCCGGCGATGTTCAGGTGAGCTTCGGCGACGACCGGCGAGAGGAAAACCCGATCGCGCGCGGATTCCGCACAATCGGAAACGTTGCCAACTTCGCGGCGTTGTTGGCCGGATCCGGGGAGATGTTCTGATGGGCAAAGCGAATCGTGTCCGCCGGCAGAAACAACGGCAGATCCCGGGGATCGCGTCGTCGCCGTACGCTGACGCGTTCACGCGCGCCGAATGGGACGAAGTGCTCGCGCGCAAGGATCGGCTGATGCGGTTCTTCCGTGACGCGGTGAAGGTCACGGACGGGACGATCATCGGGATCGACGACGCGACACTACAACTACTCGTCCTTCACGCCGCGCTGGCCGGCATCGATCAACACGACGAGCTCGCGCTGATCCGGCCGAAGGTGCTGCCGGATCCCGAGGGCCGGCTCATCGACGCGCAAGAGTGGATCCCGAAGTCGTTCGATTCGGAGCAACAGCAGCGCGAAGACGCGAAAGAGGAAGCGCGCCGGCGGAAACAAGCGATGGACGTGCAACTGGCGCAGATGACGCCGGCCGCGCGCCGTGAGTTCGAAGTGATGTTTGCGCCGGCCGCGCGGAAGGCATTCGTGGCCGGCGCCAGACAAGCGGCTCGCCGGCTCGATCACGCCGAGCAAGAGACCGACGAGTCGAAAGAGCTTCAGGCGCAAGCTGCGCGACTGAGACAGGAAGGCAAGCTATGACGATCGCGGCCGAGCCGATTCCCATCGGCGGACGTTACTGCTACATCAAGTTCTACGCGATGCCGCGCAACCCGGGCGATCCGCAAATGATCGCCGGGACGCTGACGCTCATGCCCGACGAGGCAGCGCTGACGCTCGACGCGCTGATCGGTCCGCAGGGTCCGCGCGGTCTGCCGGCGCCGTTCTGGCGCCCGGAATGGCAGTCGACGATCACGAACCCGGCGGATCTGCCCGACGAGCTCGGCGACGCAGACGCCGGCCGCGCGTGGTACATCGCCGGCTTCTGGCACATCTGGGACGGCGACAACTGGCAGGTGATCCTGGGCGCGATCCCGGGCCCGCCGGGACCGACGCCGAATATGAAGATGTCGGCCGAGCTCGTCGAATTCAGCGGCGCGACACCATACGGCGAGATTGAAGTCGTCGAAGGTGGCACGGACGAGAACCCGACCTTCCATCTGCTGATTCCGGGGATCCCCGGGCCCAAGGGCGACAATTCGCGGATCTCCGAATCGCTCGACTTCCACGGCGAACCGCTCGACGGACAAACGATCCTGTGGAACGCCGCAAACGAGCGCTGGGAGCCCGGTGACGCGTCTCAGCAAGTCGTCCGGTACATCACGTTGCCCGAAGGCAGTTTCGGGCCGGCAGGCACGTTCAGCGCATCGCGGACCGTCATCGCGGCGCCGACGATCGCCGGCCAACCGATCGCGTACTACCCGAAGGTCGGCGGACATCTCCGATGGAAGCGCTCTGGTCTGTTCAACTCTGCCCAGGTGTCGGTGGAAGTGCGCTATCTGCCGGCCGGCAGCGACGACGCTCCGGAAACCGGCGCGCTGATCGGGAAGGCGCTCTATGACCCGTCAACGCTCGACGCCGAGACGATCTCTCACATCCGCGATCACTGGTCGAGCACGGCCGATCCGTCGCGCGCCGTGTCCCCGGAATCGTCTGTCGGCCGCGTCCCGAAGGACACGGCGATCGACATCTACGTGATCCTCGTCCGCGAAGGCGGATCCGGAAACTACACCTACGCGACGAAGGATTCGCAGTTGTCCCTCGAAATGCTGCCGGTGAGCTGACGTCATGCCGAAAGCCGTTGATAGGCACCCGCAGTCTCGCGGCGTCGGGAATTCGCTCTACAACCCGCTGCGGTCCGGCATCCAAGGATGGACGGATCCGCTCAGCGCGATCGACGAAGCGGCCGAGCGCGCCGGCCAAGGGATCCGTCAGCGTCTCGAGGACGGGCTCGATCAAGTGCTCGACGGCATCGTCGACACGATCTTCAACGTCACGGGGATCGACATCTCCGGGCCGGTCGAGCTGCTAGAGCAGCTGCTCGGCGTACCGCTGGCGTTCCTCGATGCGACGTCGCTCGGCTCGGCGATCGATGTGCTCGGCCAGTTCTTCCCGTTTCTGGCCGGCGTCAACGCTGACGACTTCGATCCGCTCGAAGCGGCAGCGGCGTTCATCAATGGGCGCCTATCGCCGACCGGGCTGCTCGCGTCGTGGTCGGCGCTTTATCACGAGATCACCGGCGAAGCCGAAGGCGCGCTCGACGAGCTCGGCGAGCTCTTCCAACACGGTCTGTTCGGCCAGATCGCGACCGGCCGGCTCGGCCAGATCTCGGCGGCATCGATCGACAACCTGAACCCGGAAACGCTCGATAACCCGGGATTCGACACGGACGCTTCGATCCGCGATAACGACGAGGTCGAGTGGGACGGAACGTTCGGTCGGACGCGGCCGGGATCGATGAAGATCGTCGCGGACGGGACGACGAAGACGGCCGTGTCGAATCCGCTTCGCGTCGTTCAGAACCGCGAGGTCAACGTCTCGATCTGGACTCACTACACCGGCGTCACGGCGAACCCGGGGACGACACCGATCCGGCTGTCGGTAGCGGCGTATGCGGATCCGCCGGTGGCCGGCAACCCGCCGGTGTGGATCGCGGACACACTGATCCCCGCGTCGGCGATCGCGTCGCCGGCCGGCAATTCGAGCAGCGTGCCCGGCAACGTCGACGGATGGGTACTGATCTCCGGTTCGTACACCGTTCCGGCCGGCGTCGATCTGATCGTGAATAAGGTTCAGGTCACCGAAGATTGCCTCGCCGGCGACGTTCACTTCGACGACGCATCTCGCAAGCGCGCCGGCATGTTGCCGAAGGAATACGTCGAAGGTCTGATCGCCGAGCTCACCGAACACGCCGAGCAGATCCGGCAGACGATCAACAAAGCCTGGGAAGCGCTGACGAACTTGCCCGCCACCGTCGACAAGACGGTTGATGATCTGAAGAACGCGCTGAAGAACATCCCCCAGGGCAACATTCAGAACTTCGCCGCCGAGCTGGCCGGCGCCGGCCAAGACATCCGCGACGCGATCGTCCAGGCGCTCGGCGGTACTGGTACCGGCCACAACGCCGCAGCCGTCATCGCGGCGCTTCAGAACATCCCCCGGGACGCGATCGATGGGCTCGAAGATGAGCTCGCCGAGCTCGGCGACGGCGTAGCGGACGCGTTGGAAAACTTCGTCGAGATGGCGAACGGCGTCGTGTCGGGCTCGTGGAATCCGTCGTCGACGATCGCTGGACTGATCGGATCGCTATTCGGGACCAAACAGAAGACGAATCAGATCGTGGAAGACGTCGCGGCAGGGTGGTCCGGCGCGCCGCCAACTGGCACGCCGACCTCGGTATTCGACACGATGAACGCCGTTCGCGATGCAGTGTTGTCCGGCTACACCGTGACGACGTTCACGTCTTCCGTTACCAACTGGGAACGTCCGACCGATCTTGTCGAGATGATCGCCGTCGTCGTCGGTGGTGGGGAGAACGGGCCGGCGGGATTCAACAACACCGGGGCCAGCGTCCGGCCGGGCGGGGTGCATGGCTCGTATCTCGCGCAGAACCTCGACGTGACAACTCTGCCGGCAGCTTTCGACATCGCGGTCGGTACCGCAGGCCAGCGATCGTACATCCGTCAGGCGAACCCATCTCCTCACACGGGCGCCGTGATCGTCGAGTCACCGGCGCACGGATCACCAGGCGGCATCGCAACAGCGTTCGGTCTCTCGCAGACGAATTCCGCTCCAGGCAGCGGCGGCGCTGGCGGCATGGCTTACAACTCGGACGACCCTCCGACTGGACATTCAGCGACGGCGGGAGCCACGGGATCGCCTTCGGGGCTGGCAGCGGGCGGCACTGGCGGCGCGGCGGCATCCGGTTCGAGCAACGCTACAGCCACGGGCGGCAACGGCGGGCCCGGCGGCTCGGTGTCCGCCGGCGCACTGACGAAGTGCGGCGGTGGTGGTGGCGGCGGTGGCGGCGGTGGCCGCAGCTTCGGATTCACTGGCGGATCGGGCGGTAACGGCGGCGCGGGGGGCTACCCAGGCGGCGCGGGCGGCGCCGGCGGTAACGGTTCCGGCGTTCTCGGTGGCACGGCCGGATCTGGCGGGCCGGGCGCCGCTGGGATCGTCTGGCTCTTCCATAGATGAGGGGAAATCAGAGATGGACATCGCGAATCTGATCGCCGAAGCGCTTCCGCAGTTCTGCCCGACCACGAATCACTATCGCTGCTCGGACGGTAAGTATCTGCTGGTCACCGTGCCAACGATCGATCCGGTTGGGACGCTCGCGGAAACGCTCGGAATCGTTGTCGCGGTCGCGAAGTCTCACCTGCCGGCCACGGTCGATGTGTTCCTGTCTGATGAGTATGCGGCAGTGCTCGACGCGGACGGCGATCTCGCGAACGGCTTGACGCCGATCGCAACATTCCCGGCCGGCACTTCCCACGCGGAAGCGCTCGCGCTGATGGGTTACAGCGTGGAGCGATAGAGATGCCGTGGTCCCCTGATGTCTTGACGGATCCGCCGCGCCAGATCCCCGGATGGTTCCCGGACGTCGCGAGCGAGCCGGCCAACTACAGCCCGGGATGGTTCGCGCAGCCGAATCGCCGGCTGAAGCTGTCCGCCGGCGGCGAGCTCGATCTCGCGGCAATGGGCAGGGCTTCAGCCGATCTGGCCATCTATGCCAGCGGCGAGCTCGACGTCGCGGCGTCTCAGATCGAGCCGCGCCAGCTCGACGCAACGGCTGCGGCGTTGCTCGCGCTCGAAGCGTCACAGATCGAGTCGCGAAACGTCACGCTCGACGCGTCGACGCTGCTCGCGCTCGAAGCGGCCGAGCGATACCAGGGCGGTGTCGCTTTCGGCACTGCCGGCGCGTTGGATCTCGCCGCAGTGGAGCGCTATCCGCGCGGAATGCCGCTCGACGCGAGCGCGAACCTCACAGTCTCGGCGTATGAGCGGCAGTTGCGTTCGCTCGGTTTAACGGCGTCCGGCGTGATGAGCATGGACGTATACGCGCGCGTCCCGGCAGTGTTGGGCTTGAATGCCTCGGCGGTGCTCATGGTCGCGGCGGCCGGCCGGTTGTCGACAACGATGTCGATCAGCGCAGCATCCGCTCTCACGTTAGGCGCGGCGTTCCCGGCCGTCGCTGAAGTAACGACGCCGCTGACATCGTCCGCCACGTACGTAATCCCGTGGTGGTGCAGATACGTCGACGTCGTCCTGTTGGGCGGCGGCGGCGGCGGTAAGGGTATGGCGTTCGCCGGCGCCTGGGGCAAGGGCGGCGACGCGGGAAACTGGGTAACAGTCACACTTGAGCGCGGCGTCCACATCCCCTGGACGGCAACGACGATCACGATCTCGGTAGGCGCTGGCGGCGCTGCCGGCGATGGCACTTTCACATCCGCCGGCAATGGCGGGCCCGGCGGTAACACGGTGCTCTCCTACGTCAACACGTCCGGCTCGCCGGTGACCGTCACTGCTGCCGGTGGCGCCGGCGGAACGGTCGCGGACATCACGAGCGTTCCCGGTAAGTCACCGGGCGACAAGGTCTACAACGGGAAGCCGTATACGGGCGGCGCGCAGCAGTCGAGCGGCGGCGGCAACGGGAACGCACCCGGCGGCGGCGGCGCCGGCGCGATTGTGTCTACGACCGATGGCGGCGCCGGCGCGCGTGGCCAGGCCTGGTGTCGGGCGTATCAGTAGCTCACGAGCAGATCAGCAGAACGGGAAGGAAACTATCGGCTATGGGACTCATCACCGCGCGCCGGCAAGCGCTGGCAGATGTTTGGAAGGGTTACGGCGCGTTCTTCGGTGTGTGCACCGGAAGCCCGGGTGACACTACGACGCCGGCCAACGAGGCGAGCTACACATCCGGGAACCGCGTCGCTACGACCTGGGCGTCGAATAGCGACGGCACCGTGAGCGGATCGGCCGTCGTTCTCAACGCGCCGGCCGGGACCTACACGCACGGGACGCAATGCTCGGCGGCGACCGGTGCGACGCAGATTGCCTGGGCTGCACTGTCACCGACGATCATCCTGAACGCGAACGGCCAGGTCGTCCTGACGCCGCAACTGGCCGTTGTATGACGTCGCCGAACGTCGCGGTCCCGCAGCTTCGGTTGCTCGCGTGGCCGGCGTGGGTCGGATTGTGTGAGCACGTGCTCGACATGCCGGCCGAACCGCTGGCGAATCTGGACTATCGGCGCGGACAGATCTTCTGGCGCCACGAAGCCGGCGGCGAGATCGTCGGCGGCGGGCGCGTCTACGTGCCCGGCGGGATTCGGTTCGATGCGATCGTCTTCGCGTACACGCCGGCCGGTGATCCGCTCGGCTATGCGCCGCTGAACGAGCCGCTGCTGTATCGCGCGGCGACGTTCGTCGACATCGATCCGATCACGAGCGGCGCGCAGTTCGCGAGCGCCGGCGCGTAGCCGTGTCTACGCTGCCTCGTATGCGGCACTGGTACAGCCGGTTCGGGATCGAAGAGCCGTTCCCGTGGCTGCCGTTCGTCGCGGTCGGTTTGGTGCTGTCCATCCTTGCCGCTGCTGCGGTGATCGGGATCGTGTCGTTCTGATGTTCTCCGCGATCGTGGCTCACGCGATCGCGATCCTCGCCGCCGGCGCGCTCGGCTCGATCGTGACGTATGTCTGTTGTTGCGTCCGTTGCGATAACGCGCATCACGTCGAGATCGAGCAACCAATCCGCCGGCCGTGATTGGTTCGCTCAGAACGACGTTCGGTGATGCACTTTCGGCGTGCCTGGATCCGAAATCCCCCGCTACTGGCCATTAGGCGCCGGCCGGATCGTAACGTCGCCGTTCGGCCCGCGATCCGGTGGCTTTCATGCCGGCGTCGACTTCGGCCGTAACGGCGGCTCAGCCGGTATGCCGGTCTACGCCGTGCAATCGGGGACCGTGATCTATGCCGGCGCCGCACAGGGTTACGGCGGGCCCGATCCGGCCGGCTGGCTCGTCATCGATTCGACGGACGCCGAAGGCAGCGGATGCCTCGAATACGGACATATCGTCCGGGAAGTCAGCAAGGGGCAACATGTTTCGGCCGGCCAGCGGATCGGCCACATCAACCCGGACACGCGAACGAACGGCGGAACGCCGAGCAATCCGATCGCGCCGCATCTCCATCTGTCGGATATGCCTCGTGAGTACAACCCGGGCGCCAAACAGGATCCGATGAAGCGGCTCGCCGGCGCTCGCGAGCCCGAAGCCGCGCCGCCGGCACCGAGCACGGGAGGAAACGCGACAGTGGCTCTGGCCGACCCGATCACCAAAGCACTGTGGACAGCGCGCAACCGATACAGTCCGCGCGGACTGCCGTCCCCGATGTGGATCGGCTGCCACACGAGCGAATCGCGCAGCCGCGCGGTCAATCTGCGCGACTACTGCGAGCGCAACGAAGTCAGCTATCACCGAATCGTTGACGACGTCGACATCGTGGGGATGGTTCGGGACACGGATGGATCGTGGTCGGCGGTCGGCGCGAACAAATACGCGTACCACATCTGCTGGTCGTCATCGTTCGCGTCATGGTCCCGCGAGCAGTGGCTCGATCCGACGCCGGGTGACGGATTCAACGAACGGAACGCGCTGCGGCTCGGCGCCAAGCAGATCGCGTATTGGATTCAGCAGTCGCGCGCCGCCGGCCGGCCGATCCCCGTCGAATGGATCGGCGGACGTAACCGTCCCCCGTGGGGGCTCAACGGGATCTGTGGACACGTCGACTTCGGCACCTGGGGCGGCGGACATTCCGACCCGGGCCCGAACTTTCCCGTCGATACGCTGCTGTCCGACGTTCGAGAATTCCTCACCGGTGAGCCGCAGCCGCCGATCGTGGCGCCGCCGCCGGTCGGCGTCCCCGGTACGAACCCAGACAAGTACGCCGATTGGATGCTCTACCAGGGCAATCCGCGCAACAACGTCGACCGTGTCCGCGCCGTGCAACGCCGGCTGAAATACGCCTATGCCGCATACGCCGGACATCTCGCGATCGACGGCGACTTCGGGCCGCTAACCCGGATGGCCGTCGAGGAATTCCAACGCCGATCGAAGCCGCTCGTCGTCGACGGAATCGTCGGCCCGATGACAGCCGCCGCGCTGAAACCCTGAGAGGACGGTCCGAGATGGCCTGGAAGCAACCACAGCTCACAGATCCACCGATGGTGAGCGAAGAGATCGGCAAGCTGAACCGCCGGCTGCTGCTCGCCTACGCTGCCAACAGTCGCGCCGTCGAGGCCGGCGTCCAACTTCACGACGTCTTCGACGCGGCGACTGATCGCGCGCTGCGCAACATCCAGGTCCATCTGGCCAAGACCGAAGATCCGAAATATAACCGCGAGCCCGGTGTCCTCACCTACGACTGCAAGGTCCGGCTCGGCGTTATCGTCCCGGCGCCGGCCGCGCCGGACAAGCGGTTCGTTCAGCAGGGCGTCGGCTTCTCCACGGACGCGTTTCTGATGGGCGACCCGACTCACAGCTACGTCGACGCGGTCCGGGAAGGCTCGGCCGAGCTGCTGCGGCTCGCGCTGCCGATGGTCGGTGTCCCGAAGATCGGGCTCGCCTACTCGATGGGCGGCGACGTGCTGCGCGCCGCGCTCGAAAAGTGGCCGGCGGACCGGCGCGGCGAGTGGTCACTGTTCGGTGTGTTCGGCAACCCGTCGAAGCGGCCGGGCCCGACGCTGCTCGGCAACGATCCAGGCGGACAGGGGATCTCCGGCGTCTGGTATCCCGAATGGACGACCGGCCGGCTCTACGATTTCACGCTGCCCGGCGACATGTACCCGAATAGCGTCGGGCTGCTGCCGCAGATCTACCAGATCCTCGTTCGGATGGAAGCCAGCGTCGAATTCGCGCTGTACCTGTTCAATCTGTTGACGTCGTCGTTCGGGCCCGCGCTGCTCGGCCTGGCTGCCGGCGGACTCGGCCCGGCGACGGCCGGCTTCGGCGCACTGTCGAGTATTCGCTCGATGGTCACGATCGGCGGGCTCGGCATGGCGCCGGCGACATCGGCCGGCGACGTGAATCTGATGGCCATGATCACGAACATCCCCGCGATCATCCAATCGATCGCGGCGGCGCTGAAGTTCGTTCAGACGAACGCTCACTACCACTACCACGATCAGCCACAGCCGTACTGGCGCGGGCTGACCGGCGTCGACTGCGCGGCGCAAGTGATCAGCGAGTCCGTCGAACGCGCAACGGTGTTCACGGTCCCCGGAACGGTGTCTCACTGGAATGACGGTCCGCCGGCGTGGACTGCTTGGAAGTTGCCCTAACCCGTTGCACTGCGAGAGGAAGCGTTCGAATGCGAATCAAGATTGGCCGGAAGGCATACAAGCCGAGCGAGATCCGGAAGACGATCGTCGTCGGCGCCGGCATGATCGTCGAGCTCGGCAATCAGTTGAGCGCGGCGTTAACTGACCTCGTTCCGGCGCAGGTCCATTCCGGGATCAGTGTCGTTGTCGGCGTCGCGATGGTCGTCGGTGTCTTCGCGGTCCGAAACGCCGAGCGGATCGATGCCGCTGACAGCCTCGGCGAATGACGGTCTGGAATCCCGCGCTATGGGACGACTTCGGCGTGGTGGGGATTGTGGTCGCGGTGGGAACTCTGTTCGTCGTGGCTCAACTTCGAGGATGGATCGTGCTCGGCCGGCAGCATCGCGAGATCGTCGCGATGAAGGATCTCACGATCGCCGACCAGCAAGCGCGCGAAGCGAAAGACGCCGAAACGATCGCGACGCTAAGCCAGGCGGTTATCGAGAAGACAGCGACGACGCGGATTCTCGCGACCGTCCCGGACACGACGGGAAGCGCGCCATGATCGTCTGGCCGTGGAAGCGGCAGCGCCGGGCGGAAGTCGAAGCGGCGCGCCAGCAAGCACAGGAAGCCGAGCGCGGACGCCGCGCCGCCGAAGCGCGCAGTGAGCGCGCCGAGCAGATCGTCCGGTATTCGAGGAAAGTCAGCGCTGGTCTACAACGTGAGATCGACGCGAACGGGGATCGGTGGACAGCGCTGATGCAACAGGCTTGGGGAGGTCGGTAACGGTGCGGTGGGTTTACCTGGTTGCAGTGGCCGGCATTGCCGCGACGCTCGCCGCCGGCTTCTGGTACTCCGTCGACTATGAGCTCGCGGCGAACGTGTCGCTGATCTATGTCGCAGTGCTGTCGACCGTGTTCGCGTTCCTGTACGGCTTCCGGTCGCGCTGGTGGATCAACCGAATCGGCAAGGTCTACCTCGTGAAGTCGGCTCTGTTCTCTCTGGTGCTGATTCAGATCGTCGTCGCTACCTGGTGGGATTCGGAGTACCCATTCCGCCAACAGATCCGATTCGTCATCTACAGCCTGGGCGCCGTCGCGCTCATGCCGATGATTCTCACGCTGCGAGTCGAGCAGGCGCGCGGCCGGCGGGAACGAGCGATGGCGGAACAAGCTCGGCGCCGGCGCGAAGCCGGCGGGCCCGAAGACGTTCCCATGACGGAAGGATCCGGATCCGATGGCTGATCTACCGCTGTCCTACTTCCAGCTCGACGGGACGTATCGCGGGATCGTCCCGGACACGTTCGATCCGGGGCTCGGCCCGGACTACTACAACGTCTGGTGCGATGTGACGCTGACACTGCGCGTCGAAGGCGGACCGAAGGATCGAGCGCTCGAATTGCGGCTCACCGGCTTAACGCCGCCGCAGACCGTGTTGTTCGTCCCGGTGAACGCACGGATCGAGACCGGCGTTCTGCGGATCCCCCGGCAGCCGGCGCCGGCCGGCGAGACACCGACTGCCGGCCAGCTCGCCGAGCAGGAAGCGGCGACCGGTGTGCGAATGCTCGCGAAGTCGACGGCGCTCGGCCTGGACGCCGGCAAGCTGCTCTGCGACGTGAAGTTCGGGCTGGCCAAGATCCAGGGCGAGCAATGGCGATTCGGCGACTTCACGTTCGAATGCCCGACCGTCGAAACGTACGACCCGGACAACCCGGTGATGATCGATCTGACGACGGTCCCGCGCTATACGGCGGCGTCATGAAGCCGCCGAAGTCCCCGTGTCCGCATCGAACGAGCGTCACGGTCCCGTCGCCGGCCGGCGGTCTCGTCGACGTCTGCGCGCGATGCGGCCGGCCGCTCGGCGCCGTGCTGGCCGGCGGGCCGGTTACCGTGCCTGACACGATCGAAGAGCTGCTATGACGCGGCGGCGCGCCGCTGCGACCGTGGCCGGCGCGATCGTGGCCGGCTGGCTGCTCGCGCTGGCCGGGACCTACATCACGCTCGTCTATATCGCCGGCGACTGACAGACAGGATCGGAAGATGCCACGACCCGAACGCAACACGGACTGCACGGTGTGCGGCGGCAGGATCCGCCACTATCCCGATCCGGCCGGCGCCGGCGCCGGCGCCTGGGCTCACCTGAACCGCGACGACTGGCTGAAGGATCCGCACGATCCGCAGCCGAGCGACGACGCAATCGCTGCCGCGCTGCCCGACATCAGTATTGCTTGACGACCCGGACGACTTGCGCCGTGAACACGGCGCCGGCCGATCCGCTGATTCGCTTGTCTGAATCCCATCGGATCTGACCACCGTCGATCGTGAAGTTGCCAGTCTGCGGATCCTCGCCGCCGGTGATCTCGTAGATCACGAGCCATTTGCCGTTGATTTCCGTTGATCCGATGTAGGTCGGATTCACGACTAGCTCGTAGTTACAGCCGGCGCTTCCGAAACACTTCTGTTCGGACACGGCGACCTCGACAACGAAGTCCGTCATGCTCGGCGGCACTGCCGGCGCTGTCGTTGTTGTCGGCAGATCGAACGGCGACGAGCTCGAATCGCTTTTCGCGCTGCCGCTGGTCGTCGGCGACGACGAGATCGAGCCGATCCCGTACCCGAATGCACATCCCCCGAACCCGCCGAGGATTAACGCGCCGCACGCTATACCCGCGACGGCAAGTTTCGAGATCTCCACGGCGGGATCGTACTGCCATCGTGCAATGGCGGTCCGGCGAATCGCTACGCGACTATGCCCTGGTGAGGTCCGGGATCGTCGTCGTAGTGAGCGACGCGGGCCCGGAACGGATCGAGCCGATCGATCGCGGAATGGCGGCGCGCGTCCGGGACCTTTGTGTAGATCTGAGTCGTCGCGATCGAGCGATGCCGCAGCAGCTCTTGCACGGTGCGCAGATCGGCGCCGTCGTCGAGCACGGTCGTCCCGAACCAATGCCGCAGGCTATGCGGCGTTCCGCGCGCGCCGGCGCGGCGCATCGCGTTCCCGATGATGTCGGAGACTCCCTTGCTGTGGACGTGATCGCCGGGCCGGCGACTGTTGGCCGGAAACCACCAACCACGACGCGGCATTGTGAGCGACACGTCGACGAGTAACGGATGAAGCGGAACCCAGTTTTTCGAGCCACCTTTGCCGAGCACGTATAGACGCGGGCCGGTGATGTCGATGTCTTCGCCCCGAACGCGCGCGATCTCTGACACGCGTAGGCCGGCCAGCGCGGCGAGCAGAATCATCACGCGCGTTCGGTGATGCATACGCGTTGACAGCAACGCAACGAGGTCGCTGTCGGGGACCGGTCGCGGAACACGATCCGGATACTTTGGCGTAGGCAGCTTCAGCATCGGATCGCCGGCGCGGTGGTCCATCATGTTCAACCACTTGAACCAGGCGCGCAGGTAGGAGTGATACGTCGCTGCTGTCGACTGAGACCAGTCGGTGTGTCGGCCGATCCATCGCAGCAAATCCATCGGCTGCGCAGTCACCGGTGAACAGCCCGTCTCTTCAGCAAATTGAGTGATAACGCGTATGCGTTCAGAGATGGTCACCGGGGACATACGCGCAGCGTATTGCCACAATTCCCACTCTTCGATTAGAGGATGTATGTAACTCACGCCCCCAATCGTTTCCCGCGTCAAATATCCCCGGGGTCCCGATTCGGCCGCGACCGGGTAACAGTTGCCATCGCTGGATGGCAGATTCGGTAGCGGCCGGACGACGCGCTCGCCGGCCGGTCGGCGAGCGCGTTCGGCGCCGCGATCGTGCGCCGTCATGCCGCGTCTTTTTCCGGAACTTTGCGGCGGATGTCCGCAACTTCAGCCCGGTCTTCCGGTCTGATAATCCGCAGGTCCCAGGTTCGAGCCCTGGTGGGGGCACCGCTGGATCCCCCGTCGTCGCCGTCCGGGTTGACGTCGAGGCCACTGACGACCCAGAGCCACGACCGGTTCAAAGCCCGGGCGATCTTGGTGATGTCGTCGATCGTGAAGTCGACTTGTCCGTCGAGCTTGGTCGACAACGACTGTCGGTTGATGCCGCTCGCGACTGCCAACTTCGCGCGGCTGATCTTGTGCACACCCATATATCCGCGAAGGCGCTCGCCGATCGCTTCGCGGTCTGGCTCTGGCCAGCTATCAAGCATTGTGCTCATGCGCAGATCATATTGCGACAGATCTCGACATGTCTAGGCAAAGTTTGCCAACTCACAAACAATCGTTGATACAGAACGACACGCCGACACACGTCAGCATTGCTTGACGATCTGCTGGAATTCCAGCAGCATGACCGTCATGCCAGCAGAAACCCAGCTCATCGAAGAGGTCGGATCGCGGATCCGCGCTCAGATGGGGCGCCGCCGCGTGAGCATGGCTGCCCTGTCCCGCAGCACTGGAATCCCCCGGGCGACCCTCACAAATCAGATCGATCACTGCGGCGTCACAGTGCTGACGCTCGTCCGAATCGCCGAAGCGCTCGACGCTGACCCGGCCGAATTCCTCCCGTCCCGGCAACCCGCGAAGGCCACGGCGTGAGCTGGGATCAGGGTTACCGCTCGCCGGCCGACATCGAAGACGAACGTCGCGCCGCAGCCGTCGCGCAGCAGCGCGCGAACGAGCTCGATCCCTATCAGAAGCAGACGCTCGATCTGCTCGGCCGGCTCGCCGGTTCAATCGACGCGCTGACCGCGATGGTCGGGCGCCGGCAGCCGGCCGGGCCGATCTGCAATCAGTGCGGCGCCGAGCAGCCGATCGCCGGCCAGGGGCAGCCGATCACCTTCGACAGCCGCCGCGACCGAGCCGCCGAGAGCCTCGCGTTCAGGTTTCCCGAGAAGCCCTACCCGTTCTGGGCTGCCGTCGTCGGCATCGTGCTCGACGCGATGAATTGGCTTCCCGCCGCTGGGGATGGCGGCGGGGATTGCGCCGAGCCGGTGAGTGATCCCGGCTCGGCGCGCTCTTCCCATCCGCAGTAAACGGCGATGCCGGTCTGCGGTGGAGCGCAAACCGGCATCTCGACAAATGGAGGTCAACCCGTTGTCAGATCCGCAGTCTACCGAGGCACCTTGCCGCAATTGCGGGCAAATGCCGAAGCGCCGGAAGCGCCGGCGCGGTCTATGTGAACGCTGCTACACCGAATGGCACGACAACGCCGTCGCTACCGGGACGTTCGTGTCGCATCTCGTCGAAGTCGAGCCGGTTCAGGAACACATCGACGCTCTGCTGAAAGCCGGCCGCACGCTGCGCGAGATCTCGCAACAGGCCGGCGTCGAGCAGCGGCGCGTTCTGATGATCTACGAAGGCCGGGCGCATCGCGGGAAGAAACGGCGGACGCACGTCTATCGCCGGACCGCCGACGCGATCCTCGCGATCGAGGTCCCCGGTGATGTCGTCGCCGCGCTCGGCACGGTCCGCCGGATCCAGGCGCTCGTCACGATCGGACATCCGTTCTTCGAACTGGCGCGCCGGCTCGACGTCGACGATCGCGAGCTAGAGCGGATCGCGACGCGGCAGCCGACGATCGTCTCGATCGAGCTCGACGAGAAGATCCGCGCGCTCTACGGCGAGCTCGCGATGATCCCCGGGAAGAACGGCGAGGCGCGCCAGCTCGGCCGGCGGATGCAATGGGCGGCGCCGTTCGCATGGGATGACGACGCGGATCTCGACAACGCTGCGGCGAAGCCGGCCGGCGTCCCGTCGCCGCCGCGCGGTCCGAAGCCGACGATCCCGCCGGACTTCCCGGAGATGGTTGCCGATCACCGCGCCGCCGGCCGCACGGACGCCGAGATCGCGGCGTTCTTCGATCTCACGATCGAAGCGCTGAAAAAGCGCTACGCGAAGTTCGGCATCGAATGGCGGGCGGTCGCGTCATGAAATGCCCGATCTGCTTGCGGGACGTCGCGCTGAACCGCGCCGGTTGCTTTCCGGCTCACCGGATCAGCGACCGTCACCGTCATCGCTGGTCATTCTGCGACATGTCCGGCAAGCCCGGCGAGCTCGCCGCAAGGGCGTCGTGATGGCGCCGCGATCGACGACCGGAATCCGGCTGACGCAGTTCCACCGAACCGGCCGATATGCGCTTAACCGACCCGGACACGACACGACGACTTTCGACGTCGACGTCGACTTCGCCGGCATCGCAACAGCATCCGGGCTGACGAACGGCTATTGGCTCCGCGAACACAACGAAACCGACCGCACAACATGGACATGGATTCAGCTATGACGACTGTTTTTCTCGACACTGAAACCCTCGGCGTCGATCGCGGCGCGCCGATCTGGGAGTTCGCCGCGATCCGCGTCAACGACACCGGATCCGAAGTTGCGCGTGAGCACTTCACGATCAAGCACGATCCGCAGCGTTTCGGTGTGGACTGGCTGTCCACACTGCCGGAATCGTTCGCGGCCGATTACCGGGCCCGTTACGACGTCGACCGGGCGCTTCTGCGGCTCGACGCCGCTGTCCGGATCGCGCAGATCGTCGACGACGGCGCGGTGATCGCCGGCTCGAATCCGGCTTTCGATATGGAGCGGATCGGCGAGCTGCTGACGCCGTTCGGGATCGTGCCACGCTGGCAATACCATCCGCTCGACGTCCCGACGCTCGCGGCCGGATGGCTCGCCGGCCGTGGCGAGCCGATCGCTCGGCCGTGGAAGTCGAACGCCGTCTCGGCCGCTGCCGGCGTCAATCCCGCTGACTACGCGCGGCATACGGCAATGGGTGATGTGCTCTGGACACGCGATCTCTACGAAGCGGTCGCGGGTGGTGTCTGGTGAACCACATCATCGCCGTGAATCGGCCCGGTGAGCGCGGATGGATCGCGCCGGGATCTGATCAGCATTTGGCCATGATCTCGCCGTCGAAAGTCGGCGCGATCCTGGGGCTTTCGCGTTGGGAATCGCCGTATTCGCTCTGGTGTCGGATGAAGGGACTGATCCCGGGCGACGAGCCGAAAGACGCTTACGATCTCGGCCACGACATCGAGCCGTTCGCGGCGAACCGCTGGCGCCGGAAGAACCCGGGATGGCTGCTGTCCCCCGGCGAAGTTCAGTTCGTCGTCGATCCCGAGCATTTCGGCTTTCCGGCGATGGCAACGCTCGATCGTCGCGCGGTACGGGGACGCAGCCGGCGCGTCGTGGAATTCAAGATGGCGCGCGATCAGAACGACGCGGACAAGTGGGGAGACGATCTGTCCGGCGATCTGCCGGCGGACTACTGGACCCAGGTTCTCGTCGCGATGTTGTTCACCGGCTGGACTGATCTGCCCGGCCAGCTGCTCGCGATCGGTCCCCGGCTCGGCGATGAACGCGTCTACGAGGTGGTCTATGACGCCGACGCGAAGCGGGAAGCGGCGTTCATCATCGAGGAATGCCGCAGCTTCTACCGGTCGCTGTCCGGTAGCGAGCCGCCGGAGCTCGACGACAGCGAAGCCACCTATCAGACGGTTCGCGCACAGCATCCGGACATCGAAAAGGGCGCCGAAGTCGAGCTCACGCCGGAGCTCGCCGAGGAATTCCTGTCCGCGACTGCGGATCTGAAGGATCTGGAATCGGCCGCGCGACTGGCCAAGACGCGCGTTCTCGACGTGATGAAGTCCGCGCAGTACGCGCGATGCAACGGGACGTTGATCGCGCGCCGGCAGCCGTCGTCACGGGGATCTGTCGCGTTGTTCGCCGCCAAGGGCGCCAAGTAACCACCCAATCGAAGGGACAAGCTCACATGACCGAAACGACAACCAAGCAGCAGCCGGCGGACGCCGAAGATCTCGTCGACGCGGCGCAACGCGCGGCCGACGAGCTCGGCTCGAAGACGCTCGCGACGATCCGGCCGGATCAGCAGACCTGGGACGAAGATCAGCTCGCAATTCTGCGCGCGATCGGCGTCGAAGACGCGACGAAGGCGGACGTGGATCTGTTCTTCCACTACTGCCGGACGACCGGGCTCGATCCGTTCCGCAAGCAGATCTACATGATCGGCCGGAACACGAAGATCAGCGAATGGGTTGACGACGATCGCGCGCAGAACGGCCGGCGCCGCGTCGAGCGTTGGGTTACGAAGTACACGATTCAGACCGGCATCGATGGTTACCGGAAGAACGGCCGGGAAGCCGCGAAGGCTTACGGCGACGAGCTCGCGTTCGATGGTCCCTGGTTCACCGGTGAAGACGACTTCCACATCACCGACGACGGCGAAGTGATTCAGCACTGGCGCAAGGTCTGGCCGAACGGGAATCCGCCGCACGCTGCGCGGTTCGTGATCTACCGCAACGGCGAGCCGTTCGAGGGGATCGCTCACTTCAGCGAATTCGTTCAGACCGGCAGCAACGGGCCCAATTCGATGTGGTCGAAGATGCCGCGCAATCAGATCGCGAAGTGTGCGGAAGCGCTGGCCTGGCGTCGCGCGTATCCCGATGATTTCTCCGGTCTGGTGCTCGAGGATTCCGCGCAGCCGACCGTTATTGATCCGGACGGGAACGTCGAGTCCGGGCCCGCGTCGCAGCCGGAGAAGCGCCGGCCGACCGGCGGATCCGGTATCGGTGGCGTCCGAGCGGCGCGCGAGCGGAAGCGCAAGCGCGAGCAGATCATCGATCACGACCAGGTCATCGAAGGCGAAGTCGTCGCCGAACCGCCGGCGCCGGCGGACACCGAGCCAGCGCCGGCCGAAGAGCAGCCGGCCGAGCAGATGCCGCAGCCGGAGCCGTCGCAGGCAGTCAGCGATCTCCGCAAGTCCGGCCGGGCCCGGCTCAACAGCGCGATCTTCGCGACGTTCGGCGAGCTCGGCCTCAACGGCGACGACAAGCGCGCCGATCGGCTCGTCGTCATCCGCGAGATCATCAGCCGCGAAATCGAATCCACGAAAGAGCTCACGGACGAAGAACTTCAGACGTTGCGGAACGTCCTGATCTCGCGCAAGCAGGCCGGCACGCTCGACGCCGACGTCACGGAGTGGCTGAACCTCGAAACGCTTCGGCAGGACGCCGCAGCTGCCGACGCCGCCGCCGAAGCGCCGGCCGACGAGTCGGAAGGCGGCGAATGATGGCGAACCCGAACGAGCACATCGATCGCGCGAACCATCACGTCGCCGGCGACCCGGACGACGTTCAGATCGCGATCGCTCACGCGCTGATCGACCTTGCCGAGCAGCTGCGCGAGATGAACAACCGAGCGCGCCAGATCTACGGGATCGAGTAGCGCCGTGACCGAGGTCGATCCGAACGGACGCTCGCTGACACTCGGCGACCTTCGCCGGCTCATCAGCGACGCCGATGCGGCAGGGCACCCGGACAGCTGCCTTATCGATCTGCGGACGCCGCTGGCCGGGAATCGACGCGCGGTTCGCATCGCCGTCATCGAAGACGCCGCTGGCCAACAGGACAGCGGAAACCAAGCAGCCCGAAGCTGCTGACACAGATAGGGATCGGGAAACAATGGGCGTGGACACAACGACTGCCGCTGATCATCCGTCGACAAACGAGCTCGACAAGATCGACGACGGCGTCGACACCGGCGGCGCGTACATCGGCTTTCGGGCGACGAACATCAAGCTCGAAACGCCGCCGGCGATCGGCGATTCAGGTCGGCTCGTCGTTCAGTACGAATGCGTCGGCGACGGCCGGCGGAAGGCGGCAGACGGCGAGCTTCGCGATACCCGCTCGCTGAAGGTGATCGCGGTGTGGCCGGCCGGTGAGAAGCCGCCGGCGAGCGCTGTCGAGCAGCCGGCGATGTTCGACAGCGGCGGCGCCGTCACGTCGGACGCGGCCGGCGACGACGAAGACGGCGAGATCCCGGACGACGACGACGCCGACGACAGCAGCGCCGTCGACGCGCCGCAGTTCAGCGACGGGGACACCGAAGACTGATGTCGTCGTTCATCCGTGAGCGGGTTATCCCGCTCGCCTGGCTCGCCGCCGCAGCGCTGATCATCGGCGCTGCGGCCGGCGGCTCGGCCCCTCACGCACACGCATTCTCGGCCGGCGTATCGCTGCGGCTCGACATCGCATGGAATGGCGGCAACTGCTGGGCGCGCGGCGGCATCAAGCCGAGCGACACCGACGAGCGCTTCCTGGCGTCGTTCTACGTCCCCGGATGCAAGAGCGCGTCAGTCAATTACCAGTTCGCGACGCCGGGCGAATGGTTCGGCGCTGATCCCGACATCGGCAACGCGTTTTCCGTCTCCTGCACGGTTACGAACGTCGCGACCGGGCGGATCGTGCTGATCGACTACGCGCGCAAGGGCGACGGACACAACGCGACCTGCTTGGGGAAGGCGTGATGATCGACGTCGAGATCTCGAAAGAGCGCGCCGAGCAGCTGATCGCGGCCGGCTGCCGGCCGGTTCAGCCGTTCGGGCTCAACATTTCCGAAGTCGTCTTCATGTTCACCGGGCCCGGTCTCGCGATGGCCAAGCTCGCGTACACCGACGCGTTACCGGCCGACGTCATCGATGTCACGGCGCAAGAGCCCTGGGACATCGCGACCCTACGAATCGAACGGAGCAAGACGGCATGAGGGAAGCGAAGACACGGATCGGCGCCACGCTCGCGCTCGTGTTGATCGGGCTCGGCGCGGCGGTCGCGGCGGCGTTCACCAGGCCGGGCGGATGGCTCGTCCTGCTGGCCTACGTCGTCGGCGCTGCTTGCGCGTGGCTGCTCGTCACGGCGCTCTTCGCGTACGCACAACTGCGCCAGGCGGTTCGGCTACGCGAAGCGCTGATCCGGAAGCGGCAGACGGCCGAGCTCGCGCGATTCCTACAGCAGCGCAACGCCGCCGGCGCGACGCCGGCGGCGCCACCAACGAACGAAAGTGACGAGGAATGACACATCCCGACACCGACCCGGACAACCCGGTGAACGCGATGAACGGCGACGAATTCCCGCTTCCGGCAGTGCTTACCGTGCTCGTCGGATCCAACGATCGGCCGTTCTGCACGCTCGGCAACCTGTACCGGATCCTCGGATTCCTGCTGAAGGATCGCAGCGTCGACCCGGACGACCCGGACGCGCGCGGCATCCCGCGCGCCGAGCTGATCGACGACGCGATCGAGGTCTGCCGGCCGTGGATCATCAAGCAGCGGCCGGATCTCGCCGTTGTCCCGAAGACGCGCGCCACGACCGACACCGGAATCCTGACGTGGATCGCCGAGCAGGAATCTCGGTTCGGCGCCACCGTGACGCTCGCGCCGCTGCCGAAGGACGGTTCGAAATGAGCCTACTGTCGGGGATCTCGCAGGCCGGCGATCTTGTGAAGCTCGGCCAGCAAGGAATGAAGCTCGGCGCCCGTGCGATCGAGCTCGGCGAACGCGCCGTCGTCGCATTGGAGCGCGTCGCGAACGCGATGGACTGCCTCGCTGAAGCTCACGGATTCGTCCCGGCCGAGCCCGTAGATCGGCCGAGCCTATGAGCGCGATCGTGACTATTCCGAAGCCGGAGAACGGTCCGTGCGATCACGGCACGACGACGGTCGAGGTCCCGAAAGCCAACGGCTACGAGGTCGATTCGAACGGCTGGCTACATCTGAAGACGTCAGCCTGGGCCGGCGACAAGATCGGCCTATTCAAGCAGTGGCATCACCTCGTGATCACACCGGACCGGGGACCGGACGGCCGATTCGTGAAACGGGGTGAGTAGATGAAGTTCAACGGTGACAAGCGCGACCAGTTCCCGATCGGGAAGCGGCTCGGCCCGGACGCGTCTGGACTGATGCACGAAGTCACTTCGGTCTGGTACGACGGCGCGACCCACTACACGCACGTACGGACACGCAAGCTCGAGGTCGGCGATCGCCGGCTGCGGTTCGTCGGGGGACGCGAATGACGGCGATCCTGCCGGACGCCGAACGGGCCCGGCTCGCGTCGGACGCGCGCGGTCCCGCCGGCGCGCCAGATCCGGCCGCAGTGTTCACGTTTCACTGCCAGCGATGCGGCGAGCTCATGAGCTCGACAGGGATCTCGCGGGAATGCGTCGGCTGCGCGGCAGCTGCCGGCGCGGTCTGGCCGGGGATCCTGCCGATCGCCGGAGATCTGTCCGGTGGCTGAAACCCGTCATGCGGCCGGCTGGCGACGTCGGCCGGCCGCTGACAACCATTCATCACTGTTCGAGGCGAGGCGCTGATGCCGTATTTCCAACTGGACGACCAGTTCTCAGACTCGAAGGAAGTCATGGCGTTGCCGCGTAAGTATCGGCTGGAATGCGTCGGGCTCTTCGCGCTGATGGGCTGCTGGTCAGCAAACAAACTGCTCGACGGATTCGTCCCTGATGAGCAGATCAAGCAGCTCGGCGGACGGAAGATCCTGATCGATCTGCTCGCCGGCATCGCGGGCCCGGACGGCGAAGACTGGTCACTGATCGAGCGGATTTCGAGTCCAGTTTCGAGCGGAATCCGAATCAAAAACTGGCCGAAGTGGCAAAAAACACGAGCTCAAGTTTTGGAGTTCCGCAAAGCCGAAGCAGAGCGTAAGCGGCGCGAACGCGAGTTCAAAAAGCAGCGGCGCAACCCGACTAGCAGCGACAACGCCGAAGCGTCCGGGGCGGACACGTCACGGATGCCGGCCGAAACGGCTAATTCGCGTCCGGCCGGACGTCCGGCCGGAGTCCGAACACCTATACCTGTACCTAGACCTATACCTACTGAAGAACTAACTGAGTGTGCAGAACATCCGGTAGGTAGCAGCTCGCCGAACACACACACCGAATCCGCTCCGCCGAAATTCTGCGACCGTCATCCGCAGGGAACACGGCAACGCTGCGGCGACTGCGCGAACGCCCGAATCGTCTTCCAGGCCTGGCAGACCGACCGCGCCGAGCGTGAAGACGCCGCGCAGAAATCCGCTGCCGCATCACGCGCGCAATCGAAAGCGCTCATCGACGAATGTCCCGACTGCGATCCCGGCGGATGGCTGCTCGACGCGGACGGCGATCCCGTCGAACCCGCGATCCGCTGCGACCACCTGACTACCCGAAGGGCTCGAAATGGCTGACACCGAAACCCAAACGCCGGACAGCGCGCGCGCCGCGCAGTGGCACGCGAAGCAAGCGCGGGCCCGCAAGGAATGGAAGCGACTGCGCGAGCTCGCGAACACCGTCCCGTGTCCACTGCCGCCGAAAGGCTGCGGCATGACGGCCGGCCAGACATGCGTCACCCGGTTCACCGGCGAGAAGCCGACCCGGCTGAAGAACCTTCCCGCTCACCCGTCCCGAATTGCCCTCGCCGAGAAAGTGAACCAACTGTGATCGATCTGTGGGTCCCTGAACACACGTGTCTCGTCGTCACGGTCGACGACACGACGCATCCGCTCGATTCGTGGCGCCCGGGCGATCCGGTGTGTCCGGTATGCGATCACAGGATGGCGCCCGGGGCGCTGCTCTGCGCGCAGTGCGTCAAATCGGTCGGGGGTGGCCGGTGACTACCGGGGAAGCCCTGTCGACGCTTCAGAGAGCCTTACAGGTCGTTTCCGCTCGCGGGGATCAGACGACAGCCGACGCGATCGCGCGCCATATCGGCGATCTGTCCGTCGAGCTCGCGCTCGGCGGTCGCGACGAAGCCGAATCGATGCCCGGGAAGCGGCTGCACCGGATGGAGGTCCGCTGAATGTCCTACGTGATGGGGATCGATTCGTCGCTCAAGCGGACCGGGATCACCGTGCTCACGCGCGACCGCAACGGCGTCGCTCGGCCGAAGGTGCTGAAGGACTGCGGATACTCGCTGCCGGACACAGCCGGCTTCGACGAGTCGGCCGATCGGATCGTGTCGCAGGCGCGGACCGTGGCGCGCGTACTCGACAAGTTCCCGCCGGCGCTCGTCCTGATCGAAGCCATGATCCCGCCGAAGAACGCGCTGCCGAGCTACCTGGAGCGCGGCGCGCTCTGGTATTCGCTCTGGTACGAATTCCGGGCCCGCAACATCCCGCGCGCGCTGATTCAGCCAACGACGCTGAAAGCCTGGGCGACCGGTTACGGCCGGGCCGAGAAGGAAGACATTCTCGGCGAAGTGACCAAGTGGTGGCCGGCGATCCCGGTCGCAAACCACGACATCGCCGATTCGGCGGTCTGCGCGGCAATGTGCGCGATGCGGCTCGGCTGGAAGCTGCCATTCGAGACGCGCCGGCGCCACATCGAAGGCGTCGTCACGGTCCGCTGGCCGGACGAGCTGGCGCCGTTCACGCTGCGGCCGGCGCCCGTCGAGCGCCGGCGGAAAGCGGGGATCCGATGAAGGCGCTCACCGTTCAGCAGCCCTGGGCGTGGTCGATCGTTCACGGCGGGAAGCTGATCGAGAACGGGACGCAGCTCTGGACATATCGGGGCCCGCTGGCCATCCACGCCGGCGCGCGCTGGTCGGAGCGCGGCGAGCAAAGCCCGCTCGTCCGTGACACGTTCCGCTCGGCCGTAGGCGCCGAATTCAACGGCGGCAAGCTGCCCCACTGGAAGTTCGAAATGGGCGCGATCCTCGGCGTTGTCGATCTGGTCGACTGCCACCCGGACGCCGGCTGCTGCAAGCCGTGGGGCGAATCCGCGTACGTCGAGCACGGCGGACGGGAACGCCGGCGGATCACTCACCTGGTGCTCGAAAACCCGCGACCGCTGGCCGAGCCGATTCGGTGCAAGGGCGCGCTCGGACTGTGGAATCCGCCGGCCGACGTGCTCGCCGAGCTGAAAGCGGCCGGCTCGTGAACGCGTACTACGCCGACGATTACGTGACGCTCTACCACGGGGATTGTCGCGAGATCACGGCGTGGCTCGCGGCGGATGTGCTCGTCACAGATCCCCCGTATGGGATCCGTTGGGAGCATCACGGCGGCGGCGTCGGACCGAAGACGAAGACGACGAAACACGACGGCATCGCGAACGACGACGACACGACGGTTCGCGATGAAGCGCTGCGGCTCTGGCCGGACAGCCGGCCGAGCATTGTCTTCGGATCATTCCGGGCGCCGGCGCCGGCCGGTGTCGTTCAAACGCTCGTCTGGAAGAAACCGATCGACGCCGGCGTCGTCGGCTCAACGACCGGATACCGCACGGACGCCGAGCTCGTTTTCCTCCGGGGCCCGCACGAACGCCGAAACGCTTCGCGCTCTTCGGTGCTCGAATCGCGCGGCGGAATGGCCAACTACCGCAGCGGACATCCGCACGCGAAGCCGGTCGGGATCCTCGAGCAGCTCATCGGCTGGACACTCGGCGACGTAGCGGATCCGTTTGCCGGCGGCGGATCGACACTGATCGCAGCTCGCAACCTGGGGCGGAAGGCAATCGGTGTGGAGATCGACGAACGCTACTGCGAGCTCACAGCGCGGCGTCTCGATCAACTCACCTTCGACTTTGCGGGAAGTGGGAACTGATGCCTGTCGGACACTACGACCGAACCCGGATCCCGCGACGCGGCCGGCCGGGATTCCTCCGAGGGATTCTCGGCGATCTCGATCGCGAATGGATGAGCCGCGCGCGCTGCGCGTCGCTGCTCACGCTCGACGCGTCACCGGACGATCTGCGCAACCTCGGCCGGATGGTCGACGACATGTTCTTCCCGGTATCCGGCCGCAGCCACGTCGCGAAACGCCGCTACGCGAATCAGATCGAGCGCGGCAAAGCGGTCTGCCAGCAGTGTCCCGTTCGGCTCGCGTGCGAGCAGTACCGCGCCAGCTTGCAGGACCCGCACGGACTCTGGGGCGGACGCGATGAGTTCGATCGCGACGAAACACGCAGCAACCCGGCGCGTTTGCGCTCATCACAGGAAGGATCAAGTCACACATGACAACTGCTCTTCAAACCGACGTGCTCGTCCGTGCCTGGGACAAGCAACTGGGCAGCGAAGGCGCCCGATTCAAAGCCGTCTTATCGCGGCAGGATGTCGAGATCCACCTCGGCTATGTAGCCGGCGAGCCGGCATCGCGGCGGATCAGCCGGCCAGGGCTCGTCGTGATCGCACCGTCCGGGACGCCCGCCGGACAGAACGCCGTCGACGTCACCGTCTGCGCGATCCCCGACGCGATCAAGCTGACGATCTTGTCGACACCGGAACTGCTTTGGCAGCCGATCAACGCTCACCGGGATCTGCTGCTGAACTGGCGCATCGAATGCATTCCGTTCACGGAGTGGCTTCGGCTCCGGCTCGGCGACACCGATCCCGCGACAGCCAGGCCCGACGATGGCCGATGACGCGATCGCGGTCGCGGTCGAACCGCGCTACCCGCTCGGCGACGCGGCCGGGCTGCTCGAATACCGGCGGACGGATGCCGGCATGACGCCGCTCGATCCGCGCCGGCCATTCGGCCCGATCGGACACACCTACATCGCGATCGCAGTCGACACCGGCCGGCCGCTGACGCGGATCCCGGCGCTCGTCGAGCTCGTCCGCGCCGAGCTCGACGACGACGAAGATCCGCGCGACGTCGCGCGCGGAATGCTCGCGTTCGGCGCCGGTGTGCTCGCCTTCGCGATGTATGTGCTGCTGCTCGTCGCGATCTTCTACCGCTGGATCTGAACCCAATCCCAACGACAAGACAGGTCAACCCATGACAACTCACGAGCCATCGATCGCCGGCCGCGCTACCGTCGACAGCGCTGCGGCGCGTCAAACCGGCGAATTAGAGCAGTGGCCGGCAAGCCTGGGCCAGTCGAGGAACGGCAACTCTTCGACGCGCGTCAATCCCGAAGACGACGAAGACCAGAGCTGCGCGCCGCAGCACACAAAGCCGGCCGTCGTCGAGATCCGCGTCGACGGACGCGTCTTTCACTCGTTCTTCGCCGCGCATATCGAGACACACGAAGATCGCGGATCGCTCACACTGACCGCCGAACGCTGGCAACCCGGTTGGGCGCCGCCGCCGGCGAACCCGCTGCTGCCCGATACCACGACGACCGGCGCGATCATCGACGGCGAGCTCTTCACGTTCGCCGGGCCGGCCGGCCATCATTCGCCGTATCCCGGTGCGGCCGAGGCGGATCAGTTCGAACGCATTCTCCGCACGCTGGCCGGCGTCTCCGGGCTCTTCGAAGAGCTCGGCCTACCGCTTCCCGAATCCGACGCCGACGCCGACACAACGACTGAAGGACAGAACTGATGCTCAATCGCAAGCAGCGCCGGGCCCGCAAGCAGTCGAAGAGCTGGACGCCGCCGACGCCGGCCGACAGTCCACAAGAGCAATTCCGCAAGTTCCTCGCGGCGCCCGGCCAGCTCTACATCATCAATCTGCCCGGCAACCGATCGACCGTGATGAAGGTCCGCGACGACGACGATCAGTTCTTCCGATTCTTCTGCGCGCAGCTCGCCGGCGTGCTCGGCTCCGAATTCGCCGTCATCCCCGCGACACCGGTAGACGCGAAGATGGCCACGACGCAGGAAATCGCCGAGCAGACCGGCGAAGCGACGCGCCGAGTCCGCGAAGCCCGGCGCCGGCAGGAAGCCGCCGAAGACTCGATCGAGCGGGCCGAAGCCGAGCTCGTCGGCGCACGGCAGACGCTCGCCGCCGACCGGCTCAACCCGGATACCGTCGACGCGCTCAACGCCGCGATGAACCGGCATCCGGCCGGCAAGCAGCGTAGCGGCCGGCATCGCGCGCCGGAGCCCGAAACCACCTTCGACAAGATCGCCGGCGCCGGCGCAGTCGACGACGAAGACGCGAAGCGCCGGCTCGCCTCACTCGAAATCGCGGCCGCACACGATCAAGTTGCGCGAGCACAGGATGAGCTCGAAGTCGCGAACGAACGGCTCCGCGCCGCATACGAAGCCGGCGGCGAGCTGCACAACAAACACGTACTCGACAAGTTCGCCGAGCGCGCCGCCGAGCGCATCGCCGAGCGCGCCGGCGCCGAGCCGGCCAGCGAGCGCGAAACGCTGCCGCTCTGCGAACACAACACGCTCCACGGCCAGGACGGAAACGGACCGTGGATCTGCAATCAGTGCGGCGCCACGATCGAACGGATCGACGGGCTCACCAGCACTTGCCCGAGCGGCGGCGTATGCCCGGCCGACTGCTCACGGACGCCGGCCGGCTGCCGAAACGCCGCGCGCCAGGCCGCGATCGACGCCGCGCTCCGCCGCGCGGCGGCAGACAGTGGGCCCGAGTTCGCGGCCGGGCTGAAAGCGGTGATCGATGCCGGGCTGAAAGCAGGTGAATGATGCCGGCGCCCCGTAAACGTCCGTCGCCGACCGCGCGCGGATACGACAGCACACATCGAATCCGCGCCGAGCGACTGCGACACAACCACATCGACGGGACGCCGTGCTGGTGGTGCGGGCTGCCGATGTACCGCGACCGCACGAAGAACCCGGACTACGATCCGGCCGCGACGCGCTCGGACGGTAAGCCCGACACAACATCCGGTGTGCTCGCCGCCGATCATCCGGACGGCAAAGGCAAGGGGAAGATCGCGAACCGGCTGCTGCACGGGCTCTGCAATAAACAGCGCGGCGACGGTTCCCGCGACGACGAACGGCCGGCGCTGCGACGCGTCACCGGCGCCGAATCCCCGCTCGGCCATCTCACGATGGGATGGCCGGCCGCATGAGCATCAACGGACCCGTCCACATGAAACCGAAGATCTGCGGACACATCTACTGCCCGGATTCGTGCGAAGTCGTCGATCCCGCCGATTGGGCCGACGAACCGAAGCGCAGCAGCGAGCTCGTCGTCACGACACCGACCGGCGCCAAGCTCCGGCTTCAGCCGATGGGATGGGACAGCGCCGGAAACCAACTGTGGCGCCAGCTCCGGTGAGCAAGGAATCGAAGCCGCGCGATCGGTGGTCGCAAGTCAACAGCGCAGCCCGGGACCGCGTCGGATTCTGCACCGGCTGCGGATACCACTTCGCCGTCACCGGTGAACACCGAGCCGACTGCACAGCCGTCGAGAAGCCAGCCAACTACTGCCCAAACTGCAAGTACCACCCGGCAGTTCACGGCACACATCGAGCCGACTGCACACGAAAGCAGCAGCACACATGAGAAACAAGACGCAGACATGTCCCGGATCCGACTCTAAAGCCGAACGGCAGAACGGACCGTGGCGCGGCATCTGCCCGAACTGCGGCAAGCAAGTTCAGGTGAAGATCGACGGGACGTTCCGCCGGCACGGCGTCACCCGCGATCAGATGGAAGCGTGGCGCCAGCAGCGGCGCGACGATACCGGCGCCCGAATCGTCTGTCCGTGGTGTCCGCACATCCTCGACGATCACGACGAAGACGGATGTGATCACGTCATCGAAGTCGGCGGATACGAATACATCTGCAACTGCGGACAGACACCGGCCGAGATCACGGACTACCTACACGAAGCAATGGCGGTGATCTGATGGACGAACCCGACGAGCCGATGACAGCAGCCGAAACCGTCGTCGTCTATTCGCTCTGCCAGATGAGCAACCCGATCCCGGGCCCGATCGCGTGGCTCTGCCGCTACGCGTGGATCACGTACACGACCCTCGGCGCGGACACCGACATCGAAATCGACAACGTAATCGCGCGCCAGGCCGGTTGGCTCGACGAACCCGAACACGCCGAAACGCGCCGAAACCTACTCGGATGCATCAAGTTCATCCAGCGGATGGCCGCGAAGCCGGCGAGCTGGCAGCTGCCCGACAACCCGATGACGCTCTTCGATGTCGACGAGTTCCACCCGCGCTGGACACTGCACGGGCCCGGCCGTTTCGAGATCCCCGCCGACCCGACGCTCACCGTCACGTGTCCACACTGGACACCGGCCGACGATCAACCCGAGCCGGCGCCCCGGCAACCCGTCAAATGGGACGGCCGGCCATTCCCAGGCAAGTGCGACGTCGACGACTGCGACAACCAAGCGACGAACACGGTCGGCTACTGGGACGGCGGCGCCCCGGGCGCTGGCACATGGCACCAACACGGACGCTGCCCAAACCACGATCCGACAATGGAATTCACACCGACCGGACTCGACGAATTCAATCCCGACACAACCTGGAACCCGGAGAACCCACGATGAGCACGAAGAACCCGAACTTCCCGCTCGACGAATGGCTCGGCCAGCGCGCCGAAGAAAGCCGGCGCCAACGCGAAGAGATGCGGGAACGCGCGCTCTACAACGCGACAAACCTGCACTGCGAGACCGGCGATTCGATGGCCATCTTCGACCGCGCCAGCGTCGCAGCCGAAGTCATCGCAACAGCCGAGGAGTTCTACGCGTGGATCACACAGGAAGGCTGACAGATGCCGACACCGTTGCGCGACCGGATCGCGTTCTGGCTCGAACGCTTTAGCTGGCTACACCCGATCCTGCTCCGCTATGACGGCGCAGCGCCGAACAACCGAGCCCGATACGTGAACCGCATCAATGGTCACGTCATCGTGAAACCGCCGATCATCTACGTCGATCAGATCATCGGCGTCCGGATCCGGAAGGACAACCATGACTGACACACAGAGCCGTCCGCCGCATCCGGTACCGCGCGAACAACGCATCGGCACACACTGCGAACAGTACGAAGAACACGGCTGCTCAGTCGAATACTGCCCGCTCGGCTGCTATCTGGCACCGCGACCCGAGCCGCTGCCCGACGCCGGCCAGACACCAGTCCGCATCGCTCACTACGACGACACGACCGGCTTCGAATGTGGCTCGACGACGGTCTACATCGATCACGGACGCGACACCGTCTGTCTGCCGGGCGACTACGACGGCGAGATCGACCCGGGGACGGTCCCCGAGCTCATCGCGTGCCTGACCAGCGTCGCGGCCGAGCTCGCAGCGCGCGCCGGCGGGCCCGACACGAGCGCCGAAAAGGGGCTCTGACCTGCAATGATGCGCGAGGTTTGCCCGCGGTCGGCATATCCGCAGGTCAGGGCCATTTCGGGCCCCCCCGGAATTTCCTGGCGGGGGCGGGGTGGACGACTCCGATGCGGTGA